AAAAAAATATAACCTAAGACTTGAATCTTAGGTTTTTTTATGTATATTTGTAAAAAAACTTATTGTTATGTATCAAGAATTATTAGAAGCCACTCTATTAGATATTAAAAAAATAGTATTGGAAACCCCAAATGATAACGAATTAGGTAAAAAAATTAGAGCTTATTTTAATGGGTTACCTAAGATAATGGAAAATTTTAAAGAAAACTTAAATTTTGACGATTCGCATAATAACGGATATTAATTATGTCACAATATAAATTAACATCAGAGATAGTTCCTAGTACTAGCTGGTATAATAACGTTAGAAGCAATGTGTCAGAAAAAGAATGGGATTATTTAAGAAATAAATCTTATGAATCTGCTGGCAATAAATGTGAAATATGTGGTGATACTGGTAAAAATCAAGGGTTTAACCACGATGTTGAATGCCATGAAATATGGGAATATGATGATAAAAATTATAGACAAAAATTAACTGGTTTAATTTCATTATGTCCATATTGTCATAAAGTAAAACATCCAGGCCTTGCAAAAATAAAAGGTGAAATTGATATTGTAATTAAACAATTAATTAAAGTTAATGGGATGAATGAAAAAGAAGTTCAAGATTATCTAACTGATGTTTTTAGTCTTTATTTTAAGCGTTCACATTATAAATGGGTGTTAGATATTTCTTATCTTGATGAAACATTAAAAGAATTTAATGAACTACCTTGGTGGAATAAAATGCTTTAATCATTATACTTAATGTTTTTCCATGGTATGATTAAATCCTTATCACAAACAATATGCTTTTCTACTTTATAAGACCAATACCAATGCTCTGGTAATTCAATACCAGCATAAAAACTATTATTATTATAAGGGTCTTGTTTTATCTGTGTATTACCATACCCAGAAATCATAATATCATTATTATCTATATAATCTGTTGTTGTATAACCATCTTCATAAGTCACTATTTTTTCATGTTTTTTAACTGGTAACTTATATATTATTAACGCATAACCATCATATTTTTTTGCAAATTCAATATCGTTAGTAAACCATATCAATTTATCGGGAAATTTTGAAGCAACTAACATATAATCATTACCATATGGAACTAACTCTGGATGTGCTTTAGTATTATCAAATTGATTTCTAAGTCCCCTATATAACGATAATTCAATATCTTTAACTTTAATTTCACTATGAATAACTTTACCATGATTCTCAACTTCAAAATCAAAATCATCAATTAAACCTTCCCTTAATAACTTTTTAATAAACTCTTTCATACTAATAAATATCCCAGAACTCATAAAAGTTTTGTTCCCTTGATTAAATTATCTGGTCCCCACAGAGGCTGAAGATTAGCCAAACACCAACATAGTTTAAATTCTCTATCATCTGTTGTTTCGAAATTAAAACTGGCCATCGGTATCTTATGGTCAACATGCCATTCACCATAATTATCCCATGTCATACCTTCGGTGAATTGTTTCTCTAAATGAACCATTAGCTCTTCCAATGTATATCCAAGTAATTCAAATGTTTTATTGGTCTTGTTGATGTTACGCTCTTTAAGTAATTGCCATACCGCTGTGCGAGTTCTAACACCTAATCTATACTTTGGGTCCTCAGCACGTCTTTTACGTTCATAATCACGCTTATATTTATTTACATGTTCTTTATTATCTTCTCTCCAAGTTCCATGATACTTTCGTAAGGTTTCACGATTATCAGCTGACCAATCTTTATGGTATTCACTTCGTTTAGCTTTTACTTCTGGTTTTAATTCATATTTTTTTTGTGCAACTGATTTACCACCAATATTTCTTCGTCCAGACGGTCCCAATTCAACACCATTTTCTTTAAGTGTTCTAATAATTATTGTTTTATGTATTCCCATCTTTTCACTAATGGTAGTTGAACCAAGTAATTCTTCATTATACATTTTAAGACACTCAGCTAATTGTTCTTGGGTTAATTCTATTTTCCTACTCATAATACAAATATACTAATAATCGTTAATAAAGTCAAGTATTTAAAACAAAAAAGGTGGATAATATTATCCACCTTTTAAGTTTTATTTTAGTTACGATTAACGTAATTCGTTAACATTGAATGTAGGTACACCGTCCACTCTTACATGGCCATAGAACCTATTGTTCACAACTTTTTTAGCGTAACGTGTCATGATACCTTTAACTGGAGCAAAGTTAAATGGATTGTACATTGTTGGGGTTAATTGTAACGGCACGTATGGTGCGTAGATATAACCAGTATCCAATAATGATTTTCCTTTATGTCCAATAACTACTGAGTAAGCTGGTGCATAAGGGTCACGATACACTTGGTAACGACCACTTAAAGTTCCAATTCTTTCAATACCCATGTTGTATTGGTCTTGCTCTGGGTTAGCATCACTTACGTGGAAATATTCTAAATCATCAAAAATAGCAGAGATTTCAGAAGATACAACGATAAAGTTAGCACCACCTCTAAGAGTAGATTTATGTATTTGAGCAGATACTTGATTAACACGAGTAATCAAAGTTTGATTCCATTCTTTTTGAGTATATGGACTTGCAGCGGTAGAAGCTTTTCTCCAACCATTGTAATCCCATCTCAATTGCCATGCAGCAGCTTTACGCAAATCTCTAAGGATTTCACGGTCAATCTCAGCAGCAACTTGTTCAGATAACATAGCTGTTAATTCAGCTTCAGCATCGATGTTGTGGAAAGCACTAACGTCTTGAGCAAGCTCTGGAGACCAAGTAGCTCTTAATTTTCTTTCTTCAACAGCAACAACAACTTCGTCTAATTTGAAAGATACTTCTCCCATTTCGGTTTCAAGCTCTAATGTAGCATATTCAGCCCATGCAGCGTTAAAAGTAAATGCAGATGCAGTTGTAGCAGAAGCACCAACATAACCATCATAAGTAGCAGTACCAGCAGCAGCAGTACCAGTAGCAGTTGTTCCAACTGGGTGAGTCAAGTCTAAAGCTAAATAAATAGTACCTGTAGCATCAGTTATAGAATTATAATCAACAATTCCTCTACCATATTTTTGAGTAACAACTCTAAAAGGTACAGATTTGTTTGAAGCAACAACTACGTTAGCGTCTCTGTCTAAAATGTTAGCAGTAGTAACAATTTGTAAAGAAGCTAAGAAAGATTCAGTATCCATTTGGTTACCATCAGCACCTGTCATTACTTGTTTGTTTGTGTTGTTTGGTGAAAAACCAGAAACGTTAACGATGATTTCTCTTAATGAACCATCAGTAGCAGTAGGCAAAGTACCAGTACCAACTACAGGGTTACTAAAATCACCATTAGAATTAAAAGTTAATTTAGGTAAGCTAGCGTGAGTACGGATAGTTAAAGTACCTTTAGAGTTATCAAATAAACCATCATTGTAGAAAATATCGTACAAGTTTTTAGCTTCGAAAGGTGTTACAACACATGTTCCAGCAGCTGGCAATACACATGAAGGAATTCCGTTAGATGCAAATGAAGTGTGTGCAGAGTAAGTAGTACCATAAACATCAGAAGATGCTGTAGAGGTATAATCACTACCAGCAACACCAGCACCGTCAACACGGCTAGAAGTTTGTGGTACGAAAAAGAATAATTTACCAATTGGCATGTTCATAGCTTGTACAGACACGATGTCGTTAGCTAATAATTTAGAGAAAACACGTCTTACGATAGGGAAAACAACTGTTTCAAAAGAACCAGAGTTAGTAGCTGTTGTAGACTCGCTTAATAATGTAGACGCTTGGTTTTCATATAATTGAGCGATGTTTTCTTTTACGTGACCTCTAAGACCTTCTAAGAAGCCTAAAGAATCCCATTTAGATTGTGTTTCTTTACGGATAGCTTTCATATGGTTTAAACCAATATTTCCAACTTGTCCAGATGTTAATAAATGTGACATAATTTGTTTTTTTTTTTTGTTTTTGTTATTGTTATTGTTATTTTTTCTCTACTCTGTTAATTAAATCTAAGATTCTTTTAGTAGATGGGTCAACATACGCAGTACTTTCGTTTAATTGTTTTGAAGTACTAGTAGCCGCTTCTTTAATTATTTTGTTATTTACAGACTCAGCAATTGGTTTTCTAGATTCCAATTCGTTAGCAATAGTTTTGTAAAGTTTTTTTGATTCAACTAAATTTGATACTTCAACATCAAAACGTTTAATAATGTTTTGTTTTTCAGCTTTAGTTGTTGAATGTTCCATGAATAATCTAGTTACATAAGTAAGATTACTATTGAATACTACTGTTTCTACTAACTGATTTCTAAAAGTTTTAAGAGCTTTTCTGAATTCTTCATTCTCAGTCTGTAATTTTTTAGCTTCAGTTAATAATGTATTATATTTTTTGGTTGTTTCAGAAACAATTTGTCTAGCTTTTTGTGATTCTTCCAAAGCTTTTTTAGGTTTTGGAATATGAGCAGAACCAGACCTTTTAGCACCTTGTCTACCAGCATGACCTCTAGTAGCGCCTAAATTCTCTTCTAACTCCTCTTCTTCCTCTTCTTCAGATTCTTCTTCTTCAGCTTCTTCCTCTTCAGCTTCTTCTTCTTCAGCTTCTTCTTCATTACCCATTTCAATTTCGTAATTCATTTCTTCTTCAGCTTCTCCCTCTTCTTCAGATTCTTCTTCAGAATCTTCTAAATCAAGTTCTTCTTCAGCTTCCATTGAATCACCCAAAGCACCTTTTTTAACAATGTACTCTCCTGGTTCGGTAATGTTTAAGTGAATTTCATCACCAACAATTTCGATTTCGTCTTCACCGCTTAATTTTTTGTAAATTGCGAAAACTTCATCATCTGATGCTCCTTTAGTCATATCATACACTCCACCTAACTCATCTGAGTCCATTCCAATTTTTGAATCCATTTCTGGAGCCACTTCTTCGGAGCCTTCGATATCATCTAATTCTGCATCGTCAGATTCTTCGTCACCTAATTCCATTGTATTGATATCAGCGTCACCGCCTAATTCTACAGCATCATCAGTTGATTCCAAATCCTCTTCTTCATAATCAGCTTCATTTTTCATAAGCGATTCTTTCACCACACTATCAATTTCTTCTTTAGCAACGCTACGAAGTATTTCTTTTGTGTTGGCATTTAAAGCAGATTGAATGTTTTTAATATCCAATAACGCTTCTTCAAGTATTGATTTTTTTTCAGCCATTTCTTTTTTTATTTTTTTTAAATTTTATATATTATATATAAATAACAATAGGGTAAACCCCTCATTTGTTAATAAATATGTGTGATTTTAACAAAAAACCAAATTAAAGTAAAAAAATATCTATAATTCTTATTAATCTAATAAAAATTTATCTAATTTATCATTTAACCCACCTTCAATTAATGGTTTTTTCTTTTGTACGTTTTCTACATACGGTCTAATTTCTTCAGAACTCCTACCAATCCATGCATCTGGTGTTGAAGGTGCTGTTACAACATCCCAACATATTATCTCAAAATCGTCTTGTACTATTTGTTCACCATTTTTACCTTCTTTAAGCGAACCAACACCTCTAGATGATACACCTATTTTAATTCTGTTTCTTAATAGATTAGCGACTTCATCTCCTTTTGTTGATACAATACCATAATTAATATATCCAGGTGTCATTAGTATCTCCATTTTGCCCATAAGTGTATGACCTTCCCACCATGTCTCAACTATATTGTGTGATATTCTATCACCAGCAATAACACTAGATTCTGGATGGTCTAATTCACCTACGGCTCTTCTTTCTTTGATTGCTTGTTGATATAACCTATCTTGTTGTTTTAATATGCTTTCTGGATAAACCCTACCATTACGGTTAAGGATACCATACTTCTGTAATACAACGTATACAATAAGCGGTTCAACAATAGTCATTTTGCTACCTGTATCTAATTTTTTTATCTCATTGATAAAAGGTTGATTCCTAGGTTCATCAGGACTAATAAATCCAGCATCATGTTCGATTAAAACACCAGTCCCTGTTTCATGACGTTTCAATACTTTTAATTCGTTATAATTATGCATATAGTTTGCGTTTATATAATAAATATGTGTATAAAATAAAAAAACCATAAACACTAGTGTTTATGGTTTCTTATTTTTAATCTAGTTTTAAATTTTCTTTCTATGAAATTTAAATATTTTATTATTATCAAAAATATCGCTAATTAGCATATTAACGATTTGATTTAAATTATTTATCATTATTTCTGAATTAACTCGTTTTTCTGAATTTAGGAAAAGTGTCATTTCACAATTCATAAAACTACGTTTACCGTATTTAATTCCAGATTCTCTAATGTCTAAATCTACAATTGTTCTATCTTTTATAAATTCAGAATTATTATTTTCGTTAAATAAATTATATAGTTTTTGTTTAACGTTTTTATTTAATTCTCTAATTACTCGATTGTAATTTAATGGCTCTTCACTATTAGGGTCAACCCAAGCTGACATGTTTATGTAAATTGCTTTTGAATGTTTATTATTTACACTTCCGTAAATAACATTAAAATTTTTAAATGTTGATACTTTTATTTCTTTTCCTGTTTTCATCATACCTGGTTTTTATTTAAGTATAATGAAAATATTTTAATATGTCAAGTAGCTATTATAGCTTACCCCACATAGAAATAATTACACCAACAAGTATTTGAACAAACGTTACAATAGCTATCGCAGCAACCCAACGATTTTTTTGTTTATATAACTCATCCTTGGCTTCTTTCATTTGATTTGGAGACCATACATCATTAACTCTTTCAATCCATGTAGTATGTGAAAAAACCCTACTTTCTACACTTTTAACTTCTGTTAGTTTTTGGTTTAATTCATTAAACCTAATGTCCATATCCGTCCTCATTTTATCGTAGTTATCATTAAGACGTTCTAATTCTTTAAGAACTAAATTACTATATTCACCCCAAGTGTTTCTGTCATCAGCCATGATTAAATGTGTTTAAGTTTATTTAATATTGTTGTAATTTTTGAGCACATGCCCTCATAACACTTAATTTTTGATTGAGATGTTTCTAGATTTTCGATATCAGATTTACCATAATCAATAGCTTCTTTTATTTCTTTAACTATTTCTTTATAATCTTCCGATTCAACATAATCAAAACAAAGTTTCTCGTTTAACTTTCTTAATTTAATTAAATTTTCGCTAGCAACAGGTTTCATAACAAACATTTTTAAAAATTAACTATTTTTTAAATTATCTTTCAGTTCAATTAATTTAGATATATTTTTATTAAAATCTTCAATAACACTTTGCTTGTCATTTAATAATTTATCTTTAACTCGCAAAAGTTTATCTTTTACTTCTAAATCTGAATCAGATAGTTTTTCATTTATCAAATCAATACACTCTCTTATTGTTAATGAATATAATTCTTTTTTTTCTTCATCTGTTGATTCAATAAGAACTTTAAGTATTCTTTTTTCAGATTCATCCAAATCAGCATATCTTTCATTATATTTATCAACCATTATATTAGCCAATAAACTAGATGGTAACTCATATGCTTCTACAATCTCTTTAGTTTTGTTGTTTAAAATATAATCAACAACTTCAGTAGTTGCATCTACAATCGTATCTATATTGTTTGGTGTTTTTTTTGTGAATATAAGTGTAGAGATATTTTGATGTAAATTTTTATGGTTATAATCAATATCTTCTTTTAATAAATCACCTTTATTAGATGATGTGATAAAACTAGATAAATTTTCATTTAACTCAATCATTTTTTTCTTATCAAATTTTGAAAATAAATCAATATTTTCTTTAACAAATTGAGTTGCTTTCTCTCTATTAGACTCAATTTTATTTTCTATATTTGATACTACTAAAAATTGAGTTTTTAATATTTCACTTTCTTTTACTGTCTTAACGTATTTTTTAAATAACTCAATAGATTTAGCGTCTTTAGTTGCTATACCCTCAGAAATTAAATCATTAAATACGTTTTTTAGTTTACCAAAATTCTTCATACTTTATTTTAATTTATAAATATCATTACTTATTTAAAAAAGTGACTATTCATCTAACATTTTATTAATATCATCAATCATTGTATTGATATTTTGATTTACTTTTATGTTTTTATCGTAAATTTTAACTTTTTCTTCTTTTATTTTTTCATCTGGTTTTATTGACTCAACAAGAGTAACAAATCTTCCTTGGTATTTTTTTGTTCTAGCATCCAATTTTTTAGATATTGCGTCTTTTCTTTCTATCAATAATTTTTCAGTTTTCATTATAGATTCTGCTAACCCTTCAGTACTACCTGCTTCAGCACCTACTTCAGCTGCACCTGCTTCTGCACCTGCTTCAGCTGTTGCACCACCTTCTTCTTCAGCACCTGTCTCACCACCAAAATCTAAATCTTCACCACTTACTCCACCGCCACCGAATGAGCCACCTAGGCCGCCACCGCCACCTCCAGAACTAGAGGATTCTCCACCAGCACCTTCTTCACCAGCTCCACCACCTTCAAGCGCTTTCTGATAATCGCCATATATTTTATCTACAACATCAAACATACCAGTATGTTTTATTACTGCACTAGAATTAGCTAATTCAGCAGCTGCTGCTTTCTCCATTCTTTGTTCTAGTAAATCTTTCTTAATTTCATCATCAGACCATCCTAGAATCTCTCTATGTGCTCTTGTCATAGACATAGTACCAAAACCATTTCCAGCATCAGATACAGCATCTTTATATAAAGTAACTTTAAGTTGAGTATGTTCAACCTTAAGCATTTCAGCTTGAGTTGATGGGTTATTTAATGTAAGTGTAAAATTATCTAAATCCTCTTCAAACCCTAAGATATATAAATGAATAATAGCAATCTTATTAAGTTCTTGTAACATAGATTGTTGTATTCTATTAATCGTTCTAGAAAAACGAATATCTTGTAAAGCTAAATTTTTACCATCACCAGCAGCCTCTTCAAAACCTAAAAATGGTTTTGGTACTCTAAGTGATGTGAATAAATTCTTTTGTAAGTATTCTATATCAGCAATTTGGTCCAAGTTAGTTGCTCCAGGCAATGTATCAATTGGTGTTGGCGCATTTTCAGAACGAACTGGTATGAAATAATCTTGGTCATTAGATAATTGATTATATCTAAGGTCCATTTGACCAGTTTGTGGGTCAGTTATTGGCATCCTTTTAAATCTGTCAGCAATTGTATTTACGTATTGTTCAACATCAGCATCATCAATGTTACCGACATAGATTTTATATACACGTCTTTCTGGTGCTCTAGTCACACGATAAACAAGCATTGAATCCTCAGATAGTATTAATTGTTTCCAAACACGTCTAGACTTCTCTAAAACAGATGTACCGTAAGGTAAACGTCTATCATCACCTAATAAACGGAAGTGAGCAATTTGCCATGAATTAAATTCAACATCACGACCTCTCCAAAAAAACTTAACTTTATCTGTTGATGAACTTTTCTCCAATGTATTTGGTGTTTCTCTTCCAGATACCATATCAAATAATCCAGTTTCTCTTCTTTCCATTTCGTAATTAGGTAATTGCTTAGCACTAATTATTCCATTTTTATCATCAATATTTAGATAAACAAAATTATCACCATATTTGCAAGTGTTTCTAGTAAACATTGGTAATGAAGTGTGTAAATCTAACCTGTTAAAAAATAAATCTTCTAATATAGTTTTAACTCTATTACTATCAGAATAAACATTAAGCATTCTACCATGCTGATTAAGCGTTGTAGACTCTTCCATCATAATATCTAATGCTGCTGCTATTGTTGGATAAAACTCCATAGCTTCAAAATCGGAATAAGAACCAATACGAGTTGTTTCATAATTAATTGATTGTTGAAACAATCCACTCTCTACCTTTTTCCATACTTGACCCAAATATTTATTTTGTTGAGCCTGTAGTTTAGCTCTCTCAAAATCAGCTTTGTTATCTGTTTTAAGTAATTCACCATTACCTATATTATAACGTTGAGTTGATGTTGTTTGTGATTGTTTAACGTTACTAGGATTTAATACTTGCCCTAGTTTCTGAAATATTGTTAGATTTTTATTATCTGCCATAATTTTTTATTTAAATATAGTTCTATTTTTTTAGAAATTAAATAGTTATTGAACATAATCGCATTCAACATAAGCCGAATGTTGTTGCTCACCATCAACAATTACTCTATCATATACATATGTTGTTATCCAATCTTGACCCTGAGAATATTTTGTTGCGTTACAAAAATATGGTTTTACATATTTTTTTATATTTTTATTTGGTCCAAAATTGTTTTTTGGTGGTGACCAAAAAAATACAACATCGTTAATAGGTTTAGCTTGAATTAAAATTTTTTTACTTATTCCCATTTTATTTCATTTTATTTTGACCACTAAATAACCACGCATACTGACCAGTAGGGTCTTGAACATTTTTATATGCAGGGTGTTTTTGGTTTACCGTTGTTATTGTTTTTTTTGTGTTGCTATCTGTAGTTGTGATAGTTGGTCTATTACTAGAACCAACAGCCCAGCTATTTAATATTGCTTTTGTTTGTTTTTCTAACTTTTCTAGGTTTTTAAAAGAATGTTCCAAAACCCATAAACACATTGCCAAAGACATAATTAAATCGTCATGATAACCATCCATGTGGTCTGGTCTTCCATTTTTATATATAAATGTCTTTAATTCCGATGTAAGTCGTCTGGAACGTATTTTAACAGTATCTGTTCTAATACTATATTCCAAATTTGAAATCATTGGTAAACGAACATTTGTTGCTTGAAAACCAGGTATTTTATCTCCTTTGCCATAAGAAACCATTTCTCTTTGTCTAGTTGATAATACTTTACCACCTAAAGAATCATAATGCAATCGCTTATAATCAAATTCAAGTAGTTTTAATACTGTAGAAACACCCATACCACCAGTAATATCGACTACTGCATATGCTTTATACATTTCACCATATTGTTCAACTAATTGCGCAAGTAAATCTGGTTGTATTTTACCTTGATATTCCAAAACTTGTTCCATAGTAGTGAAATCTAAAATAACAATAGTAGAAGCATCCTCACCATCACCCCTAGATACATCGCATCCGAGTATGTATTGATGACCTTCTTTTGGTTCTTCCCATATCCATGTTTCTTGTTCTGACCCTAACATCATTATTGGGTCTTTTACATTAAACTTATTTTGATTATCAATATATTCTTCACTAATAACGTTACCACCAGAACCTATGAATGAAACGTCTAACTCTTGTGCTATCATTTTAGCATCATTGTTCATACCTCTACACATTTCCTCATACCAAAATGATGTTGGTTTCCATCCATCATCAATCATTTTATTATATGAATCAAAGGTAAATTCGTATTCTTCAAAAACTTGGTCACCTTTAAGCCATTTAAGGCCTTTATTATAACGCAAATCCTCATACCATTTCATTTCAATGATATTGAAGTTATTTTTTTTGCTCTTTGCTTGGTCGTAAGTTTTGTAATATAACGCATCCATACCCCTTGGAGTTGATATTAGCGTAGCTTTACCCCCAGTATTATGGCTAACTATACCATTTGATATGAATGAATTAGTTTCTGGTACGTGTAAATCATACGTATAATCTTCCCCCTTAGTTATTTCAATTATCTCATCAATAATTATATTATTAAAATCGTGAGTAAAGGTTATTTTAACTAACATATCCCCATCTATTATTGATATAATACCCATATTAAATAATAAAGATTGGACCCTTCTTAAGGTGTTCTTATTTGTGTTAATAAAATAATCACGACCAAAAAATAATTTTCCAATATAATCAATTAAAATTTCTTTTTTTGCTTTTAATAATTCGTTTGACGTATAAATATAATCATTATCATTAATCACGTAATCATTTTCACCAAAATAATTTTGACCATAATTAATTATTGGTTTATCACCAACAGCTAATTCATTCATTCGTACCCAAACTTCTTCACCATTTCTATTAATTAATAATGGATGTTTCCAACTACCCTCTAACTCTATACCTAATTTTGTTTTTATTTTAAAAGTTTCACCATACTCACTTACAAATGTTTGGGTTGCTGGTGTTAAAATACCGTCTTTATTACAAACCATATGTGGTGTTTCTAAATCAGTAAACCCTAATTTATCTTTTTCAGTAACCAATTCATCTAACTCAACTAAACCATTTTCGGTTAATATCAATGAGTCTTTAGTTAAACAACCTAAAGCTGTAAGGGCCGCACCAAATACTTCATCACCATTATCAATATAGGCAGCCTCATCCATTACAAGATAAGTTGGGGTAAATCCACGCAAGGCATCTTTAGATGTAGCTACCGCTTTTACACGACTACCATTAGGTAGTTTAATTTCTTTTTTAGAGTCTGTTAAGAATATAGATTTACTTTCATTCTTACTATTACCATAATACTCATCACCCCAAACCCATCTAGGTAATTGTGATAAAAAATCTTTAATCTTAGCCAAAAACTCAAAAGCTAACTCTTGCTTATTCGCAATAATTAGAATAGCTTCTGGATTTTGTTCGTCAGCAAAACCAACTTTTATTGACATATATGCAGCTGTTGTTGTTGATACCCCAGCCTGTCTAGGTTTAGTAATTAAATTAAATCTATGTTTTTCGTATGCGTAAATAATTTCTTTTTGTCTAGGAAAAAGCTTAAATGGAACAAACCCTTCTTGAGTTTTATCAAATGTCTCTAGATAAGCCTCAATTGCATAAACTGGACTTGTTAAACATTTTGCATACTCTTTGAATATTTCATTGGTTGTTAACATATTATTTTTTAACTATAAATATACTAGAAACATAGAAAACGTTTATTATAAATGACAAAGGACCCAAAAGGGTCCTTAAATCTATTATGTTATGTGTGTCTTTAAAACAAATCTTCAATATCCCATCCGTCTTCATCATCCAAATTTTTACCAGAATCATCACCATTCATAAGTTCATCAAACTTAAAACCATCATCATCAGGTATATCATTGTACTCATTAATTGATTCGTTAAACTCTTCTTCCTTTAAACCTATTTTAACTTCATCTAATATATTTTTAACTATATTTTTACCTTCTTTTGTCCCACCCATAATCTCTCTCATCTTAATATTAAATTCTCTAACTGGTAAAGCCGCTAGTTCAGAATATACGTGGTGTTTTAATTTGAAATCATCTGGTTCTATTGCATCTGTGAATTTACTCCATAAAGCAGGCCCAATTCTCATGTCCCATGGTTCAGCAGCCAAATAATCTGCTTTATCAATTACAAAATTACCTATTTTTTTATTTTTAGGTAAACCATGTGCTGATAATAATTCCATAACTCCTTTAACCAATTCATGAATAAGAACTGGAAAAACCATTGCTTGAACATATATTATTGCTTTAGGGTTATCTTTAGTAGGAAACTCTACTCTAACAATTCCACCAGTAACACCATCTTCCATTTCAGGTATTATATAATACATGTAATCAGCAGATGCCATCAACTTAGCATATCTACTAGATAAACGAGGGTCAATGTCAGTTAATTCATCATCAACCATATGAAACATGTGATTGCATTTTTTAGCGGCACCTTGCATCATTGCATTTAAGAATCTACGTTTGTATACTTCTTCATTAGCATTAACCATTTCATCATGATTTTTGAATTCCATAACAACTGGAACTGGCGTTGGATTCTTTTTAGTTCCAACCATATTGATGTTAGATGTTAATTCAGCATGTATTTCAACAACATCTTCACCCATATCATATTCTTCTCGAATCATTTCAATAGCTAATTTCTCCAATTCTTTTTTCTTATTAGACTCTAACTTCATCGTTTCTGAAAGTAATGGTAACATACCCATCATAACTTCAGAATTATCAATTAAATCAACATCATAAGCTCTTTTATAACGTTTAGCAACTTCGCTAAATCTTTCACCCATTATTTTTTGTTCAAAAGATGACTCATCACCTTCTGGAAATATTGGATGCTTACCTAAAGACGTATTTTGTTTAACTAAATCTTCTTCTAGTTTAGAATTCATTCTTTCAGTTAAACCATCTGGGTAAACAACACTTTCAACTAAACGTTTTATTGTTTTACCTTCTTTAGATTTTTTTAATGCTTCTTCAGCTATTTTTTTATAGTCTTTCATTATTTAATATCTTTTATTTTGATTGTTTTAATGATTTTATGTTTTTTAAGACTTTCCATTAATTCATTCTTGGTCATTACCTTAGATTCAGCTACTGGAGTTGTTTCTTGTTTTGCCAAAACTTTTAACCCCATAATTAATTTATTTAAACCATTTCTAGGAACACCAATAAGTTCAGCAAATGCTGCAATTACTTCTCTTTGTGCTACTGGTGTTGTTATTGTTTTTATTATGTTAGTTGGTATTCTTTTACCAATCATATCCATTAATTTTTTAGCTTTGATGTTCATTTCTTCATCGCTCTCTTCACCAGTAGGTGTAACTTCGTTTAATGGTTCAATATTTCTTTTTTTAGAACCAAATAACTTTTCATTCATGTGTTTTTTAAACTTACCAACACCCATATATTCTTCAGTGTCTAATTTATCACTAGAAAGCATTTCTTCTATTGTTTTAAACTTACGTACTTCATTTGTTTCTTTGTTCACTAGATAGTGCTTATAACCTTCGTACGTGTCATCCTTAACGTCTGTCATTGGCTCATCTCCAACCATACCAATATCTTGACCTCTTAACCCCATAGTTTCTAGCATTGGCAATGCAATATTTTTTTCAAATTCATCAATTGAATATATAATGTTTTCACCAAGTTCATCAGTTTCATCATGTGCAAAAACAGCCATAACAATTTGATTATCACATGTTCCTCTAACCATTTGGTATTTTTGAGCACCAATAGTAAATGGTTGTGAAATCTCACCAGTTTTACTATCTTTTACATTAGAAAGATATTTTATTGTGGTTTTATCTTGAGGCGTTATAAGTGCTTCTGGTTCTAAAACTGAATTATCTTCGGCCAAATCTTCCATTGTTGGTATATTACCATCTTTAGTTGGCTCCATATCAAATTCAATATATGGATTTGCATTCTGAATATCAGCCATTTTTTTAGTCATTGTTGGGTTTTTTAATGTTTTAGCATCAACATGTATTCTAAATTTTGATTTATCTTCTTCGTTTATATTAGATTTTTTCATTTTGTTTCGTATTGTAATTCAATATTATGTCATTCTCATATAATTTGGCTTCAACTTCTTTTATTGGTTCACCAAATTTAAAACAAAGTCTTTTTTCTGGATAAGAATCATAAGCATTTATATTTTCCCATGCTAAAGCTATAACCCCATCAACAGCATCCCAAACAGCAAATGTATCGCTATTTTGAACAACATCCAAATTAAGTTCAGATTCTAATCTACCAACCTTTTTAATAAAATGGTCATGAGGAGCTTCTGGTCTCCCAGAAGCAGGGAATGTATCCCACTCATTACCATCTATATTTTTGGTTGTGTCTGAAAATATAAATTCATATATAAGATTACCTTTGTAATCTTTACCAACCATATTAACATATATTAAAAAAAGGTCTTTCATTATTTACTAGCTTTTGGGTCTGGTTTAACACTAGGTGTAGGTAAAAATGGTTTATTTTTTCTACTTGGCGCAATAGGTTGCACTTTGTCTGGTGCTGGTTTTACTTCTGGTTGAATCATTGGTTTATCCATAATATCTTCTTGATTAAATGTTTCTTGAAGTTTATACTTCAAATAATTTTTATCAAATATACTAGTTTTTTCAATCTCATCCAAATTTTCACCAACAATTTTAGAAACTGGTTTTGTTGACCACATTTTACAAGACCAATATTTAGGCGTTGTTCTATCTTTAGCCTGTGCACATTTATGTCTAGCTCTAAATGATTTTCTTCTTTTTGGATTATCCCTTTTTATTTCCATATTAGGGTCGCCAAAATTAACTTTTACAACTTTACCTTTTTTATTTTTAACGTAAACTTTGAATTTTTTAACATCACCTTTTGTTGGTTTTCCTAATTTAACTTTTTTACCATGGTATTCAGCTTCATTTAAACCAACATTTTCAACTGAACCATGTTCATCTTCATAACCACCTTCAGTATCACCATCATAAGCGTCTAATGTATTTGCTAAGAAGTGATATACTTCTTCCATATCATCAGCAGCTGTTGCTATATGGTCTAAAGCCCATCCATGACCATCACTTAATAAAGCATCAACACTATCATAATCCATTTCTAATAATTCTTTAGATGCGTGTTGAATGGTTTTTAAACTTGACCAAAACATATAATTGTTTGATTCGTGCTCACCTTCATTCATTTCAGCACCTTCGATAGTAGCTTCAACAAAATGATAAACTTCTTCGACATCATCTTTTGATGTGATAACGTGTTCTAAAGCCCATTGATGACCATCAGCAATCAATGCATCAACCTCTTGTTGGTTCATACCCAAGATTTCAGTTGCATCATCATAAATTCCTTTAAGATTTTGCCAGAACATATAATTGTTTGATTCTCCATCTGCTTCTTTAGTTAGACGATTCCATTGTTTTTTATCTGGATAATCTTCATCACCTGGTTTTGCTGGCGCTTCACCTCTAGCTCTTTTTTTACGAATATTATCCCACAAACCTTCTTCGTCTAAAATATCATTAGAACCTTCTTGAAACATATTGTTTTTCTTAGGCTTATCTAAGAAGTAATTTTCAAATACTGTTTCTTCCAAATCTTCTTCACCAGCAGAGTTATCACCACCCATGTCACCACCAAACTCATCAGCACTATTGTTATCAGCACCATCATCAGGGTTACTATCATTTGTAGTATCTTCTTTATCGCTATCATTTTTACTTCCAGCTGTATTAACTTTTTTTATTATATCTTTTCTATCTTCCGCATCCATTTCAGATGTATGAGTTGCTGATATTAAAGAATTAATTGCGAATTTTTCTAATTCGAAATCTGGTTGTCCTTGTTCTTCTGTATATTTTCTTAGGGATTGTCCTAACTTTCCAGTTAGTTGTTCGATGAATTTTTTTGGGTCTGTATCTTCATCGGCTTCTACACCAGCATTAAATGGTGTATCATCAAACGGTTTATCGCTTGCTGGTTTTTCATCAGATGATGTTTCCATTTCACCACCAAAATCTAACTCGTCATCAGCCATTGGTTCAGCTGGTTCAGCTGGAGCTGGAGCTGCCGCAGGTTGTGCAGCAGCTAGCTTCAACTTATATTTTACTTCATTTACTTCTTTTTTGTTAACGTTTGTGCTTTTTTTTTTAATTCACCTTCTAGTAAAGCGTCTAATCTTTCAATGCTTTCTTCAATAGCACTCAAAGCTTTATCTTCTTTGTTGATTTTTGATTTCTTGAATCCTAAAAAGCTCTTTATTTTGTGTCCTAGCGTTGGCTTTTCTTCTTCTTCTTCTTCTTCTTCATCATCATCATCATTATCAACCTTCACCATGCCATAATCTCTATCTCCGGGAGGGCCCCAGTCGCCAGTTGCATGCCCGGTGGAACGGTAATAGTCGTCATCTTTTTTCTTTCGCTCTTCGTCTGTCATATCTTTGGCCTTAGCAGGCTCTTCTTCACCTTCCATTCTAGCCATCATTTCATCCAAATTAACACCTTTTAAATTTAATATATCAGCTTGAGTTATTTTATTATATGGCTTTTCTTTAGCAGCTATTTCTTTATCAGATAATTTTTCTTTTTTAGATTCATACATGCCATCATCTTTCTTAACAATTCTAAAACCATTAATGAATTGGTCACCCAATTCTTCACCTTCACCATAATCAAATCTGGCAAATGGTATTTTAGTTGAAAAATAACTAACAAATTCATCTAATTCACCTTGGTCATAATCATCCAAATCATCTCCAGGTTCACCATAACCATAACTTGATAAAAAGTTATCAGCCATATCGTGAAGACTTTCTGCATCTTCATTTTCACTATCATTAACATATAAATAGTTTGCCTCTTCACCTTGAGTAGAATACTCAACAAAACTATCAAATGCGTCACGTAAATATTCATTACCACCAACTATTTCTCCTTTCGGGTTAACGATGTACCACTGATAATCGTCATGACCAGCAAATTGGTTTAATTCATCTTGTGTTTTAAATGCTTCATCAATGTTTTTTTCTTTGTTAATACCAACTAACGAATCAATTTCATCATCATCATAATCCTCAAATGGGTCTTTTTCGCTATCATAATTATATACATCATCAGTTTTACCGTATATATAATCATCATCATCTTCCATTCTAGTCATCATTTCTTGAATAGCTTTTTCTGCTTCAGATAATTCAACTGCTTCATTCATACCGCAGTATTCATTTTCAGTCATAGATTCTTCAATACCTTTTTCTTTTTTAACAGACATAACACAAGCTTCGTATTTATCCTTGTCTTCACGACCAACACTTGAAGTACAAATAGCCCATGGATTGTTTTCTTCTTCAGCTTCAAATAATGGAGTATTACCTTCTAGATTACCTTCACCTGTGAAACCACCACTTTTTGGGTGATTAGCAAACCCACCAGCAAATGCGTTTTCGTTTAAAAGATTATCGTTTTCAAATACATTGATATTATGCCCTTTATCAAATGATTCAGCTAATGAATTAAATTTAAGGTTTAAATGTTTTATAGCTTTTGCATATGAAGGATAAGCTTCTGATTTTTTGTTTTGTAAACCACCAATATAATTGAAATCTTCAGTTATGATATTTGATTTTTTATTGGTTGTTTTAATATAATACTCATGATTCTCTCTTACAATTGCATAAGCATTTCCGTCTGGTCCAATTTTGGTTAACTCAACAACTGATTTTGTGTGATTTTCATTAATAGGTTTAATACCCATTAATTCAATCATTCTAGCATTGATTTCTTTACCTTTAAGACCTACTGGTGTTATTTTATTTCTATTTTCCATATTTTATTTTATTATAAATATCTATAAATTATTTAAAATTTTTATTAAAGCGATGTGCTTCCAACATAAACATCTTTATTTTCACCTAGTAAATAACATCCAGTACCACCACTTACTGTTCTAACCCATATAGGAATGTTTGATGCGCTACCTACACTTATTGTTGTACCGTTTATAACTATTGTGCAACCACCAGCACCACCATATATTTCATTATATGTGTGCGCTGTTAAATTAGCGTTTTGGGCTGCAACTATAATACTATGTATATCACTTATTCTTGGCATAATCTTTTTCTTTTCTAATAAATATATGAAAAACAAAAAAAGAGCTATCAATAGCTCTTTTATTTGTTTATTTACTTATTATCATATATCATCATTGTTATTTGATACATACTTGGTGCACCTATGTCCCCAAATTCTTTAAAAATTTCTATCATAATTGTTTTTTTTTTTATTTATTGTTATATTGATTAATTACTTAATGGTGCTTTAATTGTTGGGTGTGATTGATAATTGTTTAATTGAATATCTTCTTCTAGTAAACATTTACAAAAGTTGTCATCTTTAAATGATTCGAATACTTTAATAGCATCTAAAGGGCCTTCGCCACATGAACCACCTTCTGTCGACCAAAACTCTGTATTAATGTTTAGTTTAGGTAATTCATAAGGTTCTCTCGTTCTTTTAGGAATACCAAATGAATCGCAAATAGTTTCTAATTCAGCATCGCTAAGACCTTCTTTAAATAAAGATGTATCTAATTTATTATTTTCATATGCCTTACAAACTCTTTCATCAGTTCTTAATTCTCTACCAATTTGTTCTTTAGCTTGTTCAATATGGTTTGAATATAAATGAGTATCACCCAAGTTACCAATCAATTCATCAGGAACCATATTAACTGCTTTAGCAATGATTTCCAATAACAACCCATAAGATGCTATGTTGAATGGCAAACCGAGAAAAGTATCTACGCTACGTTGATTCCACATTAAAGAGATTGCTCTGCGTGGTATTCCAAATCCATCATATTCACCATGCCAGTCACCATTAAATGGCCATACATCACAAACGTATCCGCTATCTTCAAATATTTGTTTTCTTTCTTCTTGACTCAACTCTCTTGTATAAACTTGAAATCCATAATGACAATTATGGTTAACTAAATTAAAAACGTTGTAAGTATGGTTATTCTCAGTTGAAATATTATACACATACCCATCATAATTATATTTTTCAATACTCTTAACGCATAACCACAAATAATCATTATCAAAAATATAATTTTTAGATTTATTTTTTTGTTGGTAAACATTGATTGAGTAAGTATTTTTTTGATTAACTTCACGACCTTCTATAAATGTTTTATTAGGTCTTTTTTGATAATATACTGACGCTTTTATGTTTAATTTGGTATATAATAATTGTAACCCATATGCTATATTATCAGATACAGTGGTATAAGTTATACCATCATTAGTTATACAACCATCAGCTTTTTGATACCCTTTAATAAATTCTTCAATTAAATGTTTAGGTGCGTCATGTATAAATTGTGGTATTATTTTACCATCTGCATACTTACCGAACATTGATAATATTTCAAATAATTGTTGTTTTCTACCAACATATTTTTTACAGTTTACACCAGAGTTATTCAATTTTGCTAACCCAATAATTTTATTTAATCTAGGTAGTATTTCATCAACTTGGATATCATTAATAGCAAAATAAATTTCTCTTTTTGATTCTATTAACCACCCATCACCTAAAAAATACCCCATAAGATACCAATAATCTTTATCATCTAAAACAGTTTCAATTTCTTTTTCAGAATATTGGTTATCTTTTATTATCGTTTTAAATGATGGTATAATTTCATTTTTATTAATTGGTATACCTAAATAATCGTTTTTCGTAATTTCACTAGCGTTAATATACCCTTTATCTCTAACCAAAAATGGGTGGTTAGGTGTTGCGTTAATTGATTTACTATTACCATGTGTTTTAATTTTTAATAAATCACCATTATAATTAGTTTCATGTAATTCATAAACTTTTTGATAAGACCCATCTTCGGTTAATACCAAATCATTAGTAGTTATTTCAGATATTTTTCTATATCCATCTATACACGCAACCAACATATCTGAAGTAAAACAAGGTGGCAAGACCATACTACCGCTTTCAACATCCGCGACATTCCAAGCATTAACCATTAGTCTCCTTGAATCAGGATTGTTTTTAAGGTCACGGATTAGGTTTGCAATTTGGTCTATTTGAGTTTTCTTTGATTCTATATAGGTTCCTCCCTTTCCCCAAGAAGGTCCAGTATTATGTTCCCAATTTCTCCATTGCTTGCCGTATACAGGACCTAAATCACCCCACTTCTCAGCAAACTCATCATCTGTTTTGATTTTGTTGATAAATTCTTCTTTTGATTCTTTATTATTCAATAATTGAGTAATTGCTCGTTCCTTTACTTCCACAGGTTCAATTTTAATAGTTTCATTTAAGAATCGTTTATAAGCATCTCCATCCCAAATATGACAATTATTATCAACAAGGAATTTAATATTTGTATCGCCCCTTAAAAACCATAACAATTCGGTAACCATTGTCTTAAACGCCATCTTCTTTGTGGTGAGCAATGGAAATCCGTTTTTCATTGAATGTTTAATCTGTCTTCCAAATACGCTTATGGTTCCCCCATTTCTTGTTTCTTTTTTAACTCCGTTATCAAGTATATCTTGAATTAGGTCTGTATACGCTTTATCTAATTTATTCATAATTATTCTTTCGTTAAAATATATTCACTATTTTTTGTTTTAAAATGTATATGGTTTTCTTTTTTATCAATTATTTCAATAATAATTGTTGTTTGCCATGTAAAAAAATCATTGAATGGGCTCATTAATAAACTTCTATTAATGGCAGGTTCATCGTATTTTTCTTTAAACCTACCATCACCATCGAATTCAATCCAAATAATATTTTCAGCTTGTTTTTTTAAATTATCTTTTTTTCTAATTAATGTATACATATTATATTATTCTAAATTTTCGGTTGCTTTATTAACTAGGTTAGAATCTAATTCATACAATCTATCCATTATTATTTGATACCTACCATTTTCTATTTGTAAATATAATATTTCATTATTTAAGCTATCTACAAGACTTATTTCTATTGAACCTTTTTGTATTGGTTTATTATTTAATATTCTTGAAATACCAAAAACTGAAACCAATATAAGTGAAAATATTGATAATACTAAAATTGTTAATTCTCTTTTTACCATAACTATAAGTTCATATAAATATCAAATGATTTACCATCAGTATCACCACCTTCGTTATATAATAATTCATCATCATAAAATATTTGATAAACCATTTCACCATGGTTATAAAAATCATTACCAACATCATATAACATTACAATGTTTAATTTTTTAATATCAAAATCATCAGTTTCTATTTCATTATAAAATAGTCCTCCTTTTTCACCAGTAACACAATATACTGCTAAATCATCGTTTATTCTAGTTATATCATATTCATCAGCAAATTCTTTATGTGTTATAACTCCTTCATATTCATCTTTTGTTCTTAAATCATCTGAAGTTAATTCGTATATTGTTTCATCATCTTGATAAATTGTTAGGTTAAATTTTTCATTTGCGTTAAAATTATGAAAAAAATCGTCAAATTCAGACCAAGAATAACCAAAATAATCATTATTAACAAATATTGATGTTATAGTTTCATCTTCATCATATAATTCTTCTATTTGTTTTTTAATTTCAGGTGTTACATGACCGATTGTAACTTCTGAACCATAACCACTAATTCTAATATTGTATTTAGCCATTTTTTTAGTTATTTGATGTTTCGTTAATATATGTTGTTATTGATTCTTTTAATTCATTTAATTGATTAATATTTAACACACCATTAGAATTTTCATATGATGTTATAAGTCCTTTTACTTTACTAATTAATAAATCAGATTTAGCTTTAAGGGTTTCTTTTTCTTCTTGTTCTTTTAAATTATGCACTTCTTTGATTAATTCATTAGGGTCAACATTATCTATCTTTTCGGATGTGTAATTTTTAATGTGTGTGTTAAAAACTTTACCTTGACTATCAGCCGTTTCAAATCTAAGATAATCAGTAGAAGAAACATTTGGGTATTTATATCTTGTTCCTTTATTAAAGATGAGCATTAGTTCATTTTTTTCTTTATCCCAAACTGAAGCAATTATGTTTGACGAATCATACAGTGCTTTTACTACATTTTCTTTTTCTTGTCTTTTTAGAATCATTTGTTTTTGTATTAATTGTTATTAATTATTTGATATGCGTTTTGTATGCTGAAATATCTTTTAAGTTGAATATTCTACCTGTGCTTGTTAATGCGTTATTAATGTTATCTTTTTCATCTATAACTACAACTATATAATCTCCAGTAATCATAAGTCCACAATCATAAAATTCAATCTTTGTTACGGAAGGTATTGTGGCAGTGTTAGTTGCATCTTTTAATAGTATTTCTACCTTGCCAAATGTTGATGTTTTATTTATATTCATATTTAATTTTATACAAACATACGAATATTTATCTTACGAATCAAGCTTGATTTAATAAAAAATAATACATATATTTGCGCAAATAAAAATAGATAAACTATGAATAGAGAGATTTACCCAAAGGTTAAACTGATTATTAACCACGCGATGAAGGAAGCTAAATCTTTCGATGACGTAAAAGTAAGGCCAGAACATATCATATTATCAATACTTGTAGATGATGATAATGAATGTGTTAAAGTGTTAAGGTTACTTAACATAGATACAACTGAGTTATATGATAAACTATCAGATGCTTTAAGGAAAAATGATTTGACACCTAGGTTAACAAATAGTGTCAGGAAAAACCTACCATTTTCAGATGAAACCAAATCAATTTTTAAAGCTTTAGATAAAGAATGTGAAAAATTAAATGATAATATGATAGATACTTTTCATATTATGTTAGCTGTTTTATTAACAAAATCAATAACAACTGAATTATTAAATGAATTGGGGATTAATTATAACGGTTTTAAAAAACAAATTAATATTATGAAAGAAAACAATAAAAGCGCTTATGACAGCGATGAACCTAGTGATGAAGAAACATACAAAAGAAAATCTAAACAAACTGATTTGAAGAGCAAAACACCAGTTCTTGATAATTTTTGTAGAGATGTGTCTAAAGCTGTTGAAAAAGGTGAAATTGACCCAGTTGTTGGGAGAAGCGCTGAAATAAAACGAGTTTCTCAAATACTTTCTCGTAGAAAGAAAAATAATCCAATACTTATCGGTGAGCCTGGCGTTGGTAAAGCACAACCACTTGACGCTAAAATACTAACACCTAATGGTTGGACAACTATGGGTGAAATAAATATTGGTGATGAAGTATTAACACCAGAAGGTAAAACAACTAAAGTAATTGGCGTATACCCACAAGGTGAAAAAGATATTTATAGAATTAGTTTTAAAGATGGTAGAAGCACTGAAGCTTGTGGTGAACATTTATGGAAAGTTTATGGTATACCAGAAGGTAAATCAAGAAAAAAAGGTTGGTCTATTCTTAACACGCTTGATATTAAAGATAAAATTGAAAATACTACTTATAGACTAAAATTACCTTTGGTGTCTGAAAACATAATTAAAAATGAAAATTTAGATTATGTTATCGACCCTTATTTAATGGGATTATTATTAGGTGATGGTCATTTTGGTAAATATGAACTTTCACTTACTACCGATGATATTGAAATAGCTGAAAATGTTGAGGAAATAATTGGGTCAGATTATAAGTTAACTGTAAATGGTGGTGGCATAAAAACAAACACGTTTAGAATTAATATATCTGAAGATAAATTAATTAAAAAAAGAACTAGGTATTACAAAAATGATAGAATCCACCCATTGTTGGAAGAGACTGATTTATTACACTTAACTGAAACAAAATCAAATAATAAATTTATCCCAGAAAAATATAAAAACGGTTCGTTAACTCAAAAAATATCTCTAATACAAGGGTTAATGGATTCTGATGGAACTGTTACCAAAACTGGTACATTACAATATTCTAGCGTTAGCTATAAGTTAATTAAAGATATGCAAGAATTAATTTGGTCAATTGGTGGTGTTGCAAGTATAAGTGATAAACAACCCTCTTACACATATAAAGGTGTTAAAAAATTAGGTCAAGTATCCTATATTTTATCTATTAGATATCACTCACCAAAAAACTTATTCTTATTAGATAGAAAAAAAGAAAAAGCACCAAGTAATTACCAATATTCTAAAACACTTAAAAATAATATTGTTAAAATAGAGTTAATTGGTAAAAAAGAGGCTAAGTGTATAATGATTGACGATGATAATCATTTATATATTACTGATAATTATATTGTAACGCATAACACATCAATTGTTGAAGGATTAGCTCAATTAATAAAAGATGGAAATGCACCTAGGACACTTATCGGAAAGAGAATATTTACTCTAGATTTAGCATCAATTGTCGCTGGCACAAAATATCGTGGACAATTTGAAGAAAGAATGAAAGCCGTGTTAGAAGAATGTAAAGCCAATCCAGATATTGTATTATTCATTGATGAGTTACACACAATAGTTGGTGCAGGAAACGCATCTGGTTCATTAGATGCGTCTAATATATTCAAACCAGCATTGGCTCGTGGTGAATTACAAGTTATTGGCGCAACAACGCTTGATGAGTATAGAGAAAACATTGAAAAAGATGGTGCGTTAACCAGACGTTTTCAACAAGTCCTTGTTGAAGAACCAACTTTAGATGAAACAAAAATTATACTATTCAACATCAAAGAAAAATACGAAAATCATCATAGGGTTAAATATACTGACGAAGCCATTGAAGAATGTGTTAAGCTTTCTGCTAGATACATTATGGATAGAAGTATGCCAGATAAAGCTATTGATGTGTTAGATGAAGCTGGCGCAACAACAAATGTTAGTGTTGAAAAACCAGAAAATATAAAAGAACTTGAAGCTAAAAAATTAGAGATAAACGAAAAGAAAAAAGAAGTTGTTGTTAAACAAAAATATGAAGAAGCAGCAAAGCTTAGAGATGAAGAGAAAAAAATAATTGATGAGTTAACAACAGCAATGGCTGAATGGCAATCTAAATTAGATAAAAAAATTACTATTGTTGGTGTTGAATTAATTTCTGAAGTTGTATCCATGATGACTGGTATACCACTAACAAAAATATCAACACAAGAAAGTAAAAAATTAATGAATTTGGATAAAGAATTGACTGGTAAAGTTATTGGTCAAGATAATGCTGTATCTAAAGTTGTTAAAGCTATAAAACGTAACCGTATTGGTATCAAAGATAAAAACAAACCTGTTGGTTCATTTATATTTTTAGGTCCTACTGGTGTTGGTAAAACACTTTTGGCTAAATTATTAGCTGAGCATGTTTTTGGAGATTCTGAATCGCTTATTAGAATGGATATGTCTGAATATATGGAAAAACATTCAGTATCTAGATTAATTGGTCCACCTCCTGGATATGTGGGTTATGACCAAGGTGGTCAATTAACTGAAAAAGTTCGTAGAAAACCACATTGTGTTATATTGTTCGATGAGATTGAAAAAGCACATGAAGATGTGTTTAATATCTTATTACAATTATTAGATGAAGGTATGTTAACTGATGGGTTAGGTCGTAAAATTAATTTTAAAAACGCACTTATTATATTAACATCTAACATTGGTGTTAAAGAAGTTAATTCGTTTGGTAAAAATATGGGTTTTGAAACAGCTTCTAGTATTGTTAATGAAGAAAACAAAGCTCGTGCAATTATTGAAAAAGCGCTTAAGAAAAAATTCAAACCAGAATTCCTTAACCGTATTGACGAAGCGATTGTATTCAATGGATTAACCATAGAGGATATACATAAAATCATTTACGTTGAACTTGGTCATTTAGAAAAAAGAGTAAATGAAATGGGTTTTAAACTTAAAATATCCAAAGAAGCTATTGAGTTTTTAGCAACACAAGGATATGATGAAGCATATGGCGCAAGGCCATTAGCTAGAGCGATTCAACATTATGTTGAAGACCCAGTGGCTGATGAAATCCTTAATGATAATATAAAAGAAGGTGAAACGATAAGTATTGGTCTCGATAAAGATAAACAAGAGATAATGATAAAATCAATTAAAACACCTAAAGGTAAATAATTAAAACTAAAAGCCACATTTTTTTGTGGCTTTTTTTATATTTATAAGATATGAAACCAAAAATTAAAAATACGTTAAAAGAAAATAAAACTAAAATTAAACAATTGTTAAGAGAAAGACTTTTAACCAAAGGAGATATGGATATTAGAGAAGTTGCTGATTTTGTTAATTTTGCAAAAGAATATTTAAATATTGATGACGATATAAAAGTTGAATTAGCTTTTGAAAGAACGCCAGACCTTAAAACAACTGCTTATTATATGAACAATGAAAAACGTTTAAAGGTATATGTTAAAAATAGAGCCATCGTAGATGTATGCAGGTCAATAGCTCACGAACTAGTTCATCATAAACAAAATCTTGATGGTAGATTTGAAAATGAATTAGACCCAGGTGCAGATGGTAGTATATTTGAAAATGAAGCCAATGCAATTGCTGGTATTATAATAAGAAAATATGGTAAATTAAACCCTTCAATATACGATTAAGTATGAATACTATTAAAGCATTATTAAAAGAAGAGTTAGCGTTAAATGATAGAAGAAAACTGTTATCAGAAGAATCTATTATCTTAATAAATAACCCTCATTATATTAAATACACTTTAGGTGTTGATTTACCGATAAATGAAAATTATTCTTTATCAATAAGGAAACAAATTATTGAAGAACAAATAATAATAGAATCTATATTAGGTTCTATAAATAATTATATTGGCGTTGCTTACGATAAAACTAAAGAAAAAGCGATAGAAGTTGTTAATAGTATTAAAAGTTTAAAGGATATTGCAAAATTCTTTAAGGATATATTAGTGGACTCAGAATTAATGAAAGTGGCAATAGAATCTATTAAAAAAAGTTTATCAAAAACAATGGCAACCATAAAAGATGCCACCAATAAAATATTAGATAAACTAAAAGTTAGTTCAGATGGTTTTAATGATAAATTTTCAAAACTTATTGAACATGTTGAGAATGTTTCTAAAAACTTATCATCAAATACTGGATGGGCTGGTTTTCTTATGATATTAGCCTTTACCACATTGTTGGTTTATTTAGAAAAAACATTTATAAGAAACATGATGGAAAAAGGTGTTGACTTTATATCCAAAAACACAAATATAATTGGTAGCGTTTCTGATATTTTAAATAGTTTTAAAGAGTTAAAAAACCTAGTATCATCGTTAGATATTAAACCAATATTATCTTGGTTTACAGACATAGGTGTTGATATCGCTATTGGCGGTGTGTTTACCGCCATTGATATAATAAATTTAATAAGTCAGATTTTAGCACCAATAATAAAAACTGTTGAATGGTCAGTTAAATTACGTAAAAAAGTATAATAAATAATGGAAAACAATTTAATAGATTTTGGTGGTGTCTACAGTAATTTTACTTTTGAAGATATTGGGACAATTGATGATTATATTAATTACATAAGATTTTTAATAAAAGAAAAGTTAAACTATAAGAATCCATCTTTTTTTTATAGAGGTGATGAAATAGGTAAAGAAGAATTTGAACAATTTAACCCAAACAGTATTTTCAAATTAGGTGCTGGTGTTTATTTGACCAAAAACTTTGATTATTCTAAAAAATATGCAGAAGATAAAAAAGGAAAAGTTTATGTTGTTTTATTAGACTTTTCAAATGTTAAAGTTTTTGATGATAAATATGATTATTATTTAGCGGTTAATGAATATAACCATTCAGATATACCTAAAGAAGATAGAGTAGCGCCAAGACAACACGAAATAAACAAATATAATGATGAACAAGTGTTTAATAAATATGATTATTTATACGTTAAAAAAACTGGTGCTTCTGATGAACTAGTTGCTAAAAACGGAAGTAAGTTTTATATACTAAACAGCGATAACGATAAAAAAGGATTTGAAGAATTTATGAAAACTAAAACACTTAACGAGAACAAATTAAAAGGTGGTAAATCTGATAAGTTAACCATAAAAGATATTGCTAAAAAATTTGATGTACCTGTTAAAGATTTAAAATCACAAATAAAAAAAGGTGAAAAAATTGAATCAGAACATACTAGTGATGAGGAAAAACAGAATGAAATTGCTATGGACCATGTTTCTGAATTTCCAGATTATTATGATAGATTAGATAAGATGGAAAAAGCTGCTGAAAAATACTGGAGCAAAAAAAATAAAACAAATGAGTCTAGAATATTAGTTAAAAAACTTTTAAGAGAAGAATTAGAAAATATTGGTGAAGGTAAATTTGCTAATATCGCTGCTGGTGTTGGTTTAGCTGCTAGTAGTTTATTTGGCGGTAAAGATGCAATTGCTCAAGATAAATTTAAAGATAAAATAAGTCAACTTAAAACTGGAGCAGGTGAGACATTAGCTCAACTTAAAACTGGGGCAGGTGAGAAACTAGCTCAATTTAAAGATGATTTAAAACAAACTGCATCAAATATAAAAGATAAAACTGAATTAAAAAATATTGGTAGTAGAAATTATTCATTTGATGATATAAAAAATGAGTTTGAAGAAGAATCTAAAAAAGATGATGTTCAATACGGTATTGGTCAATCACAAAACCATGGTTTTTCTTGGGACGCAGCTTTTGCTGATGCTGCTGGAAGATATATGAAAAAAAAAGGTCTTAATCAATTTAAAAAAGGACAAGTTCAACTTAAACATCATACATTCCAAAAACAAGATGGAACATATGTAACAATAGCTTTATTTAGATTTGAATCTAGATAATTAATTAAAATTTGCTTTTTATTATTTTTACACATATATTTGTATAAAATACTAACAATGAATATAAACGAACCAAATGTTACCTACTCATCAATAGTTGCTATTGGTGAAGAAATAAATAAATTAGAAATTGAAACAGGTGATAAGTATCTTAAACTACATAGAGGTGTAATGGATGTTACTACCATTGATGTTGATAAAGTTGCTAATCTATCATTTAATAATAAAACCCTTCAACAATATTCTGGTAATGATGGGTATGACCCATTGGTTAATACAATTAAAAAAGAATTTAATTTAATCAACCATAAATTAATAATGACCCCAGGAGGTATGGCATCGCTAGACCTTATAATAAACTCCTTATCAGATACAAATATATGGGTACCAAATTATCATTGGGGTTCATGGAATAAAATTCTTAAGATACATGATAAATGGATTAAAACATTTGATGATTTTAATCTAATCAAATTTAAACCAGTTATTGGTGTTGTTATGTTATGTTTCCCATCAAACCCAACAGGTTATTGCCCTAGTTTAGAAGATATTAAGAAATTCTTATTATACGCTTACACAAATAAGATTACTGTTATATTAGATTTACCGTATTATTATTTATTCAATGATTCGGATGATAAATTATCAGATTATTTTTATGATAATGTTATTGTATTATCTTCATTCTCTAAATCAATTGGTTTATCTGGATATAGGGTGGGTTATATCGCTACAAAAAATGAATCATTATATAAGACACTTAAAATTAGGTCTCTTTATAAATATAATTCTATCTCTACGATACCACAAGTTATAATAGATAATTTATTAAACGAAAAGACTATCGTAAAAGATTATAGAGAAACAACCAAGACACATATCAAAAATAATATAGATTATCTTAACGCTAATGGGTTATTATTCGATAAGTATCCCAAACTACCAATAGGTCCATTTGCTATTGTTAATTTAACTCAAAATGAGTTATTGAAATATAAGATATCAAGTGTTCCTTTAGGCAAGTTCTCAACAAATGGGTTGGTTACTGATAATAATTTTAGTAGAATATCAGTAGCTGTTGACCATGATATATTTGTTGAATATTTTGATAGATTTAAAAAATAGTTTGTCCTATATATTCGTAACTATAACATAATCTTTTATTATCGTAAATATGATTTTTATAGGTATCACCTTTATTGTAAAAAAACTATAACAGAAAAATAAAAAAACCTAGTATACTAGGTTTTTTTATTTAGGTATGTTGTGTACCACCATGTTTAGTACCATGAATATTTAAATGATGGTTAATACATTCAATTTGAGTTGTATTACCACCTTTAACTGTTTTAGGGAATGATTTGATTACGTTATATACGTTTTTATCACCTTCTAAACATTCACCATAAGCATGTGCCAAATCTGGTATTCTATTTCTAAAAGGTTTATACGGTTCAATGTATAAAGTAGAATAAAAAGCCAAAACTAATAAAATAAGTTCATAAATTTTAGTACCAGTAGTAACGGATTCAACAACACCATGTAACATATGTGTAGCCTGTGCAATACTATGTGCAACAGCCATTAATCCTTGGGCCCCAACTATAACAATAGCAGCATAAAATAATGTTACGGCTAAAGATTTAATATTTTCTTCAGTAACAATTTTATTAACAACATCTGTGTTTCCTTTAGAAAAAGCTGAAACAACACCAATAAACCCTGCAATAACACCCAATAATGTTGTGGCTATAGCTTTGAATATACCCATAACAATATGTTCATTAATCCATTCACCAGCTTTTTCTAACACTGTTTTTTCAATTTGATTTCCTTTAATCCAACCTTTACTAACAAAATAATTATATGCTTTTTTAAATAATACACCAATAACATCTAATAGTTTACCACTGGCCAATATTGAACTCACAACGATTGATTCATTTAAAAGTTTACCATCTTCATTTATATCTAAAATATTTTCATTTATAACACCATCTAAAGATAAGTCATTTTCAATCATTGATTCAAATAACCATTTATTTACTAAATTTTTATTTTCAAAGTCATTTTCGTTTATAGCCATTATACTTTCAATCAAATATGATGGATTTTTTTTAGTCAAATATAAACGTTCGTTTATTAAATTTGCTTTTTGTATGTTTTTTATTTTATCAAATTTTCTCATTTTATTTTAATTAATATCTATTATCAGCTTTGTCTTGCATTTTTTGTAAACTACCAGTCCCACCAGCAGCAATTTTAGGTGCTGTTTTAAGTAATTCTTTTGTTTTTTCTTTAATTTTTTTTACGTATTTTGCCTTAACTAGTATATACTCATCTCTAGTTAGAGTTTCGCCATCAGCTATCATTGGGGTTGTTTTTGTGGTAATTTTAAGATAAACATCAGGTGTTATTTTATTTATCTTATCAACACATTCTTGAATTGTTAAATATAAATCTTTATGAAATTCTTTCCAACCTTCTGGATTATATTTTTTTATCATATTTAAAGAAGCAATGAAATGGTTTAATTGGTAACCTGTTAGCTCCATATCAAATAATTCTTCACCAAATTGAGTTACTTTTCTCATAAAGTTTTGGATTGCATTACCTTTAGTTCCTTCAATAAAATATTTAGTTTCGTTACTTAAAGTTTTTTGACCAGAATAAAAATCTAAAATGTTTTGTAAAATATTACCAATATTAGTAATTTTTTTATCATATTTTTCTTTGGTCAGACTTTTATCTTTTAATATATCATTTATATTATCATTAACTTTATTTATAATAGCTTCCATAAATTGACCAGTCATCGTTACAAACTCAGCCCAAGTACTGTAATAAAGTTGAGCTTTAGATGAATCATATGGCTCCTTTAAGAAATGATTATTTCTTGCTGGGTCTTTTGCGTGTATCATTTCATGGTAAAGTGTTTCTCTAATTTCCTCTGAACCATCCATACCAGTTATCGTATTGAACACTTTAGATAACATCGGACTAAATGCTGGTGAATAATAATTAATATTCAATGCAATAATTTGGTCTTTTAAATTGTTTCTATCATTAGAGTTAAACCAACCTTTAATGTTGTTATTTTCACGATAAGAAACAAAAAAACTAATCACTGCATCTTCACCATTAGCCATTTTATAATTAAATGTTCCCAGATTTTTATCATTGCCATTTTTAAAATCATTTATGTTACTATTTTTAAAAATTTCAACATATTTAGGGACCAATGAATTTAAAAGTTCCATCTCATCTGGTAATAATTTTAATCTAGCTTCACTTAATAAATTTGCTCTAAGTGTTTCTTTTATAAATTTCCTCATAAAAATTAATTATATATAATATAAATATTTTATTTTTATAAAAAAACTAACCAATATATTCGTAACTATAACATAATCTTTTATTATCATAAACATGATTTTTATAGGTATTAGAGTCAGATACATCTTTTCTTAATTTTTTATTCTTGCTAGTTGGTCTCCATAATGGTGATGCATCCATATACAAATGCATTCTAGGATGTGGACTTCTAGAAAAAAATCTATGACCTTCATCTAAATGTATTTGAGCCACAGCTTCTATAAATCTAACACCAATACCCATACCTTGAAAATCTGGTAATATAACAACTCTATGGCCTCTCCACGCATTCTTTAACGTACCACTAGGCATAGTTATAGAAGCTAGATAACCAACAACTTGATTATCCCAAATAGCTATATAATGTCTGGCTGCTTTATTTAGATTTTCACTTAGGTAGTGATGGTCTTTAAACATTCGCCAACTATCATTTGTTGTGCGATATATTTCGATATTGATTTTTGGTCGGACAAAAAAAAACCGTCCAACAGTTCACCTGTGTCCGTATTAATAACCCAATCTGGTTCTAACCAATCCACAATATCCATATGACATGTGGATATTACAATGTTCTGTAGATTATTATTTCTTATATACCTAGATAAAGCAACTGAAGCTGATTTAGCGACTGTTCTATCCACTACTGAGGTATATTCATCAATTACTATATTTGATTTTAATTTGCGAGCTAAATCGGCTCTAAATTTCTCACCATTGGATAATACATGGTAAGGTTTATACCATGATGGTATTGAATTAAATCCAACTGAACTTAATCTATTGATTCCATCTTCTGGATTATCAAAATGTGATATTACTGATTTGTTTGGATTCCATATTGGTGTATCCTCAACACCAAAATTTTTAAGTATGGTACTCTTACCACTACCTGAAGAACCTACAATTACACCTATCTTAAAATCTCTAGGTAATTTTGATGGCATTCCCCATGGGTAAAATCTTGATGTACCATCGAATGTGCAATCAAAAGCAGCTTCACTAGCTTTTATAAATTCGTCTGATTCAACATTTGACACTAATGGTTCTGTGTCTCTAACTAATTTTTCTATTAAAATTTCCATAAAACATTTGTCTTTCCAAATTTTTTTTAGTAATTTTGTTAAAAAATATTACTATGAGTGGAGGACATTACGATTATAAATATAGTCAAATTGAATATTTGGCTGAAGAAATTGAAAGAGAATTTGAAAATGACGGTAAGTACATGGGTGAAGACTGGTCTGTAGAATGGTTTGGCAAAACACCAATGAAAGAATATGACTACTTTGATGGTGCGACACCAGAACAAAAAGAGGAAATATTACGTGAAATAAAATCACTAACAGAAACCCTTAAAAACGTTGCTTTTAGAGCAAAAGAATTAGAATGGTTTATGTCTGGAGATACAGGGTTTGAATCGTATCTTAAACGACTTAAAAATGGTAAATGATAAGTTTATAAAATAGAATAACTAGGAAGATTAAAAAACCATCCTAGTTATTAGTATTTTTTGTTGTAATTAATTACTTCTTTTTACCTTCAAGCAAAGTTTTAAACTTAGACTCTAAAGCCGCAATTTTGCTTTCTAACAAAGCAGTTTTGTTAGCTTCTTTTTTTTGTTGTTCAGCTAACCATTGAGTTTTTTTAGCAGCTACAGCTTCATTTACAATGTTATCTATTAAATCAACAAGGTCATTTTCTGTGATTTTAACTGTTTTTTTTGCTATTTTGTTTACGTTTGACATAATTTAAAGTTTAAAGAAAATATTATTATCTTATTAATAAATATGCAAGAAAACTTAAAAAGTTTATTGAAATTAAAAAATTATTTATCATATTTTACTACATCAAATAAATGCAATAAAACATATCTGTCAAATTTTTTTTTAGCGCAAAAAAAGTTAATAGCCTCTTCAAAACTATTCGCTAAAATGGTATGTACGATAGCACCATTTTTAAGTGTTAAACAATATTTTATCATAAGTTTATTTTTATTATAAATATAATTAAACTATTCTAAAAAACAATAGTATTAACTTATTATAGTTGTTGGTAATAATTCTTTTAATCTATTATAATTAGCCTCGCTTATGGTTTCTTTGCTTACACCTAACCTATGTAATGACCCACCATTGGTTTTATCTAAGTATTTTATTTCTTCTGGAATATCATTTATAGGGTTACCAACTAAATTTAAAAATATCAAATTTTTTAAATTACCAATTTCTTTAGGTAATGATTTTATGCGATTACCTGTCAATATTAACATTTCTAAATTATTCAATGAACCAATTGATGGGTGTAAATCAACCATCTTTGCATTTGTTATTATAAGTTGGTCAACCATTTTAAATCTACTTATGTCTGGTAATCTAGGTATCTCTCTAACCATGAATTTTATTTCAGGTGTGTTATCATCAATTAAATTAAACAAGGTATCAGCAAATCCAAATTGAATTAAATAATCTAAATAAATGTTATTGTCAATTCCTTTTTTATATGCTTTGGCCATAGCCATAAGTTCCATATAAAAGAAATTAGATATCCCATCACTTTCCTTTAATACGCTTTCAAAAATGCTAACATTTTGACCATTCGTGTAATCTTTTAATTGCTCAGTTTCAAAGTGTACTTGGTACAATTCTTTACTTTCACCAGTAAAAAATTTATTGTTTATTATAATATAAATGTCTGATTTTTTACCGTTAGGTTTTAAGTTATTTTTAGTGTAGATATTAAACATACCATTACCTTCTTTAGCGGTACACCAATTTGTGTAGTTAGAAAAAACAATACTAGCGGCTGTTGTTTTAGGTATATATAATGTAAACTTTCTATCCTTTAATGGTATAATTGCTTGACCAGATTCTACAAACTTATATAATGTTCGTTCAACGGCACTTGGTTCTTTTTCAATGAAAGGGTCTACCGAATCAAATAATTGAGCTAATGATTTATATTGATTTATATTAGTTGGGTCTTTTACACTAATTAAACTATAACTAGCTTTACATAAATCAATGAATTTTTTCTTTCGTTTGTTATCCTCAAATAAGGTTAAATATGCTTTAGCTTGAGGTAAATCTTCATTAACAAAACGTATTGCTGATTTTATGCTATTATCACTACCTTCTTTAATAAAACGAGTGAATAGTGTCAACATCCATTGCAAATATATCTTATTATCTGTTGGGTCAGCCAAAACCATATTGTTAAACACATCAGAAGATATACTAACAACTTTTGATAATCTATCCTTTTCATTAGTCTTGGTAGATAAAATACCCAAAATAACGCCATTACCTGAAGTGATTAACTTTGTTGTTAAACCAGAATCAGATAACTTATCCGTTTTTTTTATCAATCCCTTTTCATCAGAATATTCAAAAACATCAAATTGTTCAGCTAAGTACGTTAATCTATCAATAACTTTTTTACTATTCATGTCGTTTAGTATTTAACTGCAAATATACCAAAAAATAAGATTCTAATCAAGATATTATTCGTAAAATCTTCTGATATAATCATCTTCAATATATTCCTCAACCCTTCTTTTTAAAAACCAAATCAACCCATTTATATTATCACTTTCTCTATCAATAATATCTAACATTACCATATTAGGGTCTTCACCATCTGTTAATCTATATTTAATTTCATTAAAATAATCACCACTTCCTTCATTTATCAATTCTTGAATTATCAAATTGTATGTTTCCCACCTGCACTCTTTCTCTTCATCCAATGTATCAATTATCGTTTTTATATGTCTTTGATATGCCTTATCCAGTAAAGTTGTCTTACCTTGCCCAGCTTTAAATAAAAAATTATTAGCTTTCATAGGTGTGTTTTAAATTAAATGTTATTTATCAATAAATATCATTTAACCACCAAATAAACTAATAATTTTTATAATTTTTAAATAAATTTTAAGATTATAATTAACTGATTTACAGTTAATTATATATTAAAAATTGGTTATTTTAATGTAAAGTCGCTCTAACTCAGCGGTTTGGTTTTTTATATCTTCCATTACTGAAATACACACTTCATTTGGGTTTGAATCATCAGTTAGTCTGTATTGTAGTTCTCTAACTTTAAGTGTATTTTTTAATGCGTGTTTTAATTCTAAGATAACTTGGTTGTATGTCAACCAAGCTCTCTTTTTTTCTATATCACCAACAACAAGATTTTCAGTTAATTTAGTTTCATATTCGTGTTCTAAATTAGTTTCGAAATCACCATACTGTTCTCGTAATGATTCTCTTATTTTTGTTTTGATGTCCATATCATTTCAAAGGTACATGTTTAGATAAAAGGTAATTGTCATCAATCTTTTTATCTACCCAATCTTTAATTACTTGTTTGATGAATTTTTCACTAACTTTATGTTTATATTTCAGATATTCACATAAATCTTTAGGTGTAATAACCTCTTCATCAACTTTAACCATAAACATAGGTTGTGAACTATACTCACCACCTTCTTTAACAAATTTATCAACAACTTGATAATTAGCATCCAATTCTTCTTTTATGCGTTTTACCATAATAGAATAACCTGTACTCTCAGATAGTATAACCTTTAAAGTTTGTAATTGTGATTCTGTGATAATTAATTTATTTTTCATGTCTATAAATATTATGGAAATAAAGATTAGTTATTATTTCAACGAATTTATCTTATTTTGTAATTCTTGTTTAGATTTATAACCAACCATTTTATCAACAACTTCACCATTTTTTAAAAACAAAATAGTAGGTATGCTTCTAACTTCATATTTATTTGCCGATATGTTATTATGGTCAACATTAACCTTACCAATTGTTATGTCTTTGTTTTCTTCATCTAGTGATAATGAATCAATCACTGGACCTAACATTTTACAGGGGCCACACCATTCAGCCCAAAAATCTAACACTGTTAATTCTTTTTCTTCTAAAACTTTTGATATGTTTACATCTTTTACTTCTAATGCCATTTACTGTTTTTTTTTAATTTGTTATTATTGTAATTATAAATATACGATATACTTTATAAATTTAAATGAAAGATTCGATAATTATTTTAAAATATCTTAATAGAGAGTACCCAGACGATTGCATTGCTATATATCTTTACTGTTCTAGTAACTCTAAAAATAATAAAATAGTCATTGATAAAATCATGGAAAATGTTAAACAAGTATTTTCACCACCGTTTGAGATAAGTTACTTAAAGTCAATTACTAATATGTTCTTAGAAAATAAAAAGAAACAATATATTAATAATGAAATAAAGATAAAATCAATTTATTAAATCTATACATCTCCAGTTATTGGAAAAATTTCTTTTGTCAACATTATTATCTTCTGCATTTCAACAACCTTATCAGAAATAAAATAATTAGTGATATGATTAATAATCTCATCATCACCTAAATTATATAATAATTTCAAATGATTTACTATAGCAATTAAATTATCACGCTCTATTTTTGATAAATTATTATTTATTATTGAATCGTGCATACTCCTGCAATAATTAATATATGTCATAAATTTTGTTTTTTTAAACATTGACATAGTTATATCACAGATACTCAAGTAAATAAAATTTTCAAATTTATTCATTTTTATTATTTTTTGGTTGTATTTATAGTTAAAATGATTACAATGGATGAAGATAAAATTATAACACCAACGATTATTGCCGAAGATGAATGGGATAATCATATTGGTGATAGTATATGTTTTTAATGCTTACCGACATAGATAAAAATATGATGATTAAATTTCTTGAAAAAAATTATCATGTTTCAAGAATTAAACATAATATGCGTTTTAGACGAGGTATTATGTTTGATGATGGTAAATCGTATCTACTAGGTGACAATTCTCAAGAATTAATAATTAAATATAAATTAATTGACTTAATTAAATTACTTTTTTCTTGTGATGATGAAACAAGCACATATATAGTTAATAGCTACTTACATACAAAATAATTACCAAACTTCTATTTTCTTAAGCTTCAATTCTGTCCAATAATGACAATTGTATCCGTAAATACTACCTTCCATGTGTTGTATTTCAATAGATATAATGTTATCAGCTTTACTAATAGTCTTACCAAAAAATGGTCTAGCTGAACCACCTAGATTTTGTTGACCATGTATTGGGTCTTCTATAATGCTAGTGTTTTGACCCATATAATTAATCATATAATATTTAGTTGTATCATCATTCAATACAAATCTACCCATACCATTACCACCAGTTAATGTTGGCCAAAATGAATATGTTGTTTTATCTTTTACTATAGTCTCTATGTCAAAAATACTACCACCCCATCTAAGACTTGATTCATCTTTATGTAAACCAAAATGGTTAAATTTAACCGTCTCACCAGTCTCATGATTGTCAACATACATAATTGCGTCAATAATCACAAACTTACCCCATCTACTAAGTAATTTTGTTGTATCATAACCACCAGAAGTTGGTAATACGTTTTTATATTCTTTTGAAGGATATGGATATTCCTTTTGACACCCAAAAGATAAAATAACTAATAGTAATAATAAAATTCTCATAGTTCATAATTTATACCGCAAATATATAAATTTATTTTTAATATAACAAATATTGCTTTTTATATTTATTTGTGGTATATTTTACTATGGCAAATTTAAATTTTAAAACAGACTTACCACTAGGACAAAAAGGTGAAGAGATAATCGCTGAGTTCTTAAAAACAAACTATGGTTTTCAAATTATCTCTTTTAATCATAATAATAAACATGATTTTAAAACCATAATAAATAACCAAGAAAAAACTGTTGAAGTTAAAACAGATGTGTATTGTATTCCTGATAAAGAAATATCAACACCGTTTGGACAATTAAAAGTTAAAGGTCGTGATAGTGGAAATATGTTTATCGAAACAGAATGTAGAGGTAAAGATTCTGGTATTACAATAACTAAATCAGATATATATGTTTATTACTATCCATTACTTAAACAAGCTTGGATTATACCAACTAGTAAACTTAAAAAATTAATCGCTAATAATAACTTTGAATTCAAAGATAAAAATGTTGGTGATGAAGGTAGTGAAACAAAAGGTTATGTAATACCTAGAAATAATGTGATAAATCATTTTAAAGTGGTTGATGTATCATATGAGTGGCCATATTAATTATTAATGAAAACAAATAAACCAAAATTAACCGTAGAACTAATACCAAGTACCTGTTTTAATAGCAATGTTAGAACAACTGTAAAACCTAAAGAATGGGATAAAATTAGACGCATATCATATGAAAAAGCTAATGATAAATGCGAAATATGTAATGATATAGGTAAAAATCAAGGATATAAACATAATGTAGAATGTCATGAAATATGGGAATATGATGACCAAAATCATGTTCAAAAACTTATTGGACTTATATCATTGTGCCCTATTTGTCATCAAGTAAAACATATTGGTAGAGCAATCGCTATTGGTAAACAAATAATTTGTTTTCAACAACTGGCTAAGATAAATAAATGGACACAGGAACAAGTAACAGAACACGTTACAAGCTCATTTGAGCTTCAGAAAGCACGTTCTAAACATGAATGGTTGTTAGACCTATCTATACTTAATAAAGAGCCTTATAACTTATCTATTAACTTGGATAAAAAACGAGTCTTTAAGGTTAAAAAATATAAAAAGAAACCTAAAAAGAAAAAAGTAGAAGGCGAGGCTAAAAAAATACACCCTAAAGCTAAAATTAGCAAAGCGTTAAAACCTAAAAAACCATCTAATAAAAGACCAGCTAAAAAGAAATAAGAGACCAATTACCCAATAAATCTTCAACCAATGCAGTGTTTGATTCAACCCAATCACCAGAATTCATATATTCTATATTGTCAATATTTCTAATTTCTGCCTTATGTATATGTCCACAAATAACACCATCACAATTTAAAGTTTTGGCGTGATTAACCATATGATTTTCAAAATCACCAATAAAATTTGTTGCTGATTTAACAGAGTTTTTAATTTTTTGAGATAATGAAAAATATTCTAACCCCATATAAGCTCTGTACTTATTATACCATTTATTCAACCAAAGTGTGAAATCATAACCAATTGAACCAATCTTAGCTAACCATTTCATATTGTTAACGAAAACGTCAAAAATATCACCATGTAAAACTAAATACTTCTTACCATTAAAACCATAATAATCAATACTCTCTTTTATTGTTATATTACCTAACTTGAATGGCATAAAACCATATAAAAAATCATCATGATTGCCTCTAATCCAGTAAACTTTAGACTTATATGATTTTTTAAGTATCTTCCTAATACATCTCATATGGTCTTCGGTCCAACTATTACCACGTTTTAACGCCCAACCATCAATAATATCACCATTTAATATAAGTGTTTCGCACTTAGTCTTATCCAAAAATTCAGAAACCTCTTTAGCTCTAGAGTATTTTGACCCTAAATGTAAATCAGAAATTATTACCGTTCTATACATCATATCCAATAACCTATGTCTTTTTTAAAATATTCTATATTATTTTTCATAATCGTGTTCTTTATGAAATATTTAACCATGCTAATCAAACCAGTTTTTTTAAACCTTCTATCATCAGTGTAAACAAAACTATTTTGAATTATATACTTATCCCTATCAATTTGTTTGCTCAAAAAATAATCTTCACAATGCATCAAGCTCTCATCAAACCCACCAACCTTAAAAAATATATCTCTTTTTATCATCATGTAAGTACCAACAACAAATGGCTTATCTAATTTAGATAAATAAAATGTTAAGTTACATAAAGAATAAATTAATTTAACGCCAATATTATTTTCAATGTTTAATAAACAACCTAGAATATCAGCGTTAAACTTTTTAAACCTGCGTAAAGATTTTTTAATTAAACTATTATCTTTAAAATAACAATCAGAATCTAAGAATAATAACACATCACCACATGATTCAATTGCACCAACGTTTCTACCATAAGACGGTAAACCACCCTCAATCACTTTTAAATTAGGTAAAATATTATAATATTTAGATATTATATTTAAAGTATTGTCAGTTGAATTTGCGTCAGATATTATTATCTCAACATTATTTTGTAACTCTTGTTTAACCAAAGAATCTAATAACTTCCCTATGTATTTCTCCTCATTTTTGCAAGGTATTATAATTGATAGCTTAATTCCCATATAAATAAATACAACAAGCAAATAAGTCACATATTAACAAAGTGTTAACAAATTATTATTTATAATACCAACAACATCATTAATTTTTTTAAGTATTGCCAGTTTTAGTGTAAACTCAAATATTTATAATAAAAAATTAATGAAACTATTTTATAATATAAACCCTAACATTTTAATTGAATCATCTATACCTAAAAAAAAGGTTGTTATAGATGAAATAGATGCATTAGCCGATACAATCGATGCTAACATGCATAAAGATGTTGTTGTACCTAAAGATGTCTTAGATAGCTTTAAAATAAAAGATACGCTTAACCCAGAAATTTGGCAAGATGATAAACTATCACCAAAGGTTAAAACAAAACTATTACAAATTGCTAAAGACTTTTTTAAAGGGTTAGAAATACCCTCAAATATTAAAATAAAAGATATAATCTTTACAGGTTCATTGGCTAATTTTAATTGGTCAAAATTTTCAGATATAGACTTACATATAGTATTGGATTTTAATGATTTCGATGTTGATGCTAAAATCATTGAAGACTTCTTCAATGCTAAAAAAACAATATGGAATCAAGAACATGATATAACAGTGTTTAAATACCCAGTTGAACTTTATGTGCAAGATGTTAATGCTAAATTAGTTGCAACCGCAATCTATTCAGTAATGAATGATGAATGGATACTTAAACCTAAACGTGAAAATTTTAAAATAGATAAAAAAGCAATAAAAGATAAAGCTACTAAAATCATTAATCAACTTAAAGATATTCGTGACTATTATAAACAAGAAGATTATCAATTGGTGATTGATAAAACTAAATTGCTTAAAGATAAAATAAAACAAATGAGAAACGCTGGCCTAGAAAAAGGTGGTGAGTTCTCATTGGAAAATCTAGTTTTTAAAGTGTTAAGAAGAACACCATTTATGGACCAATTAGATAGCTTTAAAGCTAAAGCATATGATAATTTAATGTCCGTAACTGAAATAATGAAAGAAACAATTCGAGAAAAATTAAAAGAAGCTCGTGAAAGAATTATACCATACAGTGATAAACCTGAACTTAAACAACATCAATATACAAGTCTATCAACTTCTTCTGGTGAAAAAGAAATATCAAATATTAAATCTAAAATATCCAAAGCGTCTCAAATAATAAAAGATTATGATAGACAATATGATGATAATTATTTTACAAATGCTAATATAGGTGATGGGTTTTATCAATTAGAAATAAAACAAGATGGTAGATTATTGGTCAAACACATAAAAGCATCTGGTGATATGGAACAACGAAGTGGTGGATTTCAACCATCAGATGTTGGAACATGTAAAACATTCCAAAATATTGCAAGATACTGTGTTGTAAAAGCTGGTAATAAAAACTTAGAAAATGGTGCATTTGGTAAATCACCAGCAGATGATGCAGCTAATAAAGCTTTGGTTATATTCCAAAGACAAATATTAGACTTTTTAAGTCTTGGTGATTATACATCTGACGAAAGAGGTGCTGAAATATCAGCGGAAAAAATGTCAGATAAACCTAAATTGGAAAGAAGAAAATCTAGATTAGATATACAAATGAAATTAGGTAGACCATTACTGCCTTCTGAATGGGATAAATATTTAGAAACTGGTGAACTACCAGAGAAAAAACAAAAACAAATATCTATAAACCAATCATCTAAAGATGAATTTATAGCCAGACAAAAAGAACTAGCTGATAAAATAGCAAAAGCTAAAGCAAGACAAAAACTAAAATAAATAAGGGGGCAAAAGCCCCCCTTTATTCTTCTTCTTCCAAATCAATTAATTTTTCAATAATTTCCGTGTTATCATTAATTTTGGTTATTTGAACCTGCTGTGAATTATTATTTAATTCTGAAGCCCAAAACTGGTATCTCTCTATGTCGTTGTTCATATCTATAAATATATTAAAATGGTAAATCATTATCATTTACTGTGTGGTAAAAACTATAACTACTGTTTTCTGCTTTAAAAGTTTCAACAATATCCTTAACTTTATTAACTACATCCAAAGGCATCTTAGTGTTATTATAACTCATGTATTGATTAATATATAACTTACAAGCCCCTTCCTTACGCAATTCTAATGTACCACCAAAGGCTTTATATACACCGCAACTACCATTATCAACATTATTAGAATAAGTTGCAACACAATGATTCATTCTCTTTCCTTCTGCAATCAATTCATGGTTAGTAGTTAATAATTCTAATCCACTATGTTTAGCAAATTCTACATATATAGGGTTAACATTTAAATGCTTCAACGGTTCATTCTCTAATAAAACAGTTGTTACTATCTTACTCCATTTATCGTGTTCACTAATTAACCTTTTTTCACCCCATGAACAATTTATCTTCTCACTAACCATTTGAGCCATCTTGCACGAATCTTGAAAGATATTATTATTAAACATAGATTCAGATAAATTCTCAATGTTAATAAGATTATTGCGCATCTGTTTCCACGCTGATAAATAACCTTTAGGATTAGGTGTTGTTATGGCATAAGCGTGAACAAACTTAGCAATAGGATATGGACAATTATATACATAACGTAACATAGCCTTTAAGTTAAATAATTTCTTACTTATTATTGTGTTAAATGAAACATACCAAAAATAATTTTCACTAACATATCTAATCCAACCAAATCTAGTAGTGAAATAACCAATGATAAATTCATTGTGTTTAACACCACTGGCAAAATTATGTAACGAATAATATGTCAAAGGACAAACAAATGCTTTGTTATATGTATTGTCATAAGAATAAAATTTCTTATTTTTATACATGATTGATTTTATTGTCTTCTCCCTACTATACATCTTATTAGTTGATGATATACCATAAGTCTTACTTATAATGACAAATTTAAAATCACCATTAGGGAACTCATATAATAATTTCCTAACTACTGTAAAATGACCCTTGTTTAAATGATAATAAATCTTTGCTTTTGCCTTGTCATTTTCATATAATGAAAATAAAGCATCAACCTTGTTGCTTTTTTCCTCTTCAATAAGTGTCCATTCTGGAGTTACTGAATCTTTTTCTTTTATCTTTTTCAATGTTAACATATTTGTTTATTATTAGTTTTGTTTTGCAAATATATAAAAGTTTTTTTAATCTACAAAACAAAATAATAATTTACTTTTAAATTTATTTGTGGTATATTTACCAAAAAAAAGTTTTTATGGAACAACCAATGTTATTTTTTAATCAAGTCTTTACCGATAATAGAGGGCATTTTGCCCCACTTTCATTAACACCAAATAAATTAACCAATCAATGGGTGCAAAGTAATGTTAGTGTTAACCCTAAAAGATATACTCTAAGAGGTCTTCACTTTCAAGTTGGTGATTTAGCCCAAGCTAAACTAGTTAAAGTTATTACTGGTATGGTTTATGACTTCGTTGTTGATATTAGAGAAGATTCACCAAATTATATGAAATCATATATATTTGATATGAATGAAGGTAATGAACTATACGTACCAAAAGGTTTTGCCCATGGTTTTATTACACTTAAAGATGATACAATAATTCAATATCTTGTGGATAATACATACTCCCCAAAAGATGAAGGCTCAATAGTATGGACAGAATTTCCTGAACTACTGGAACAATTTAAAAAATTTGATAATAACTTCAATCCAGATGATATAATAATATCCGATAAAGACTTATATACAAAAAACTTTAATAAAAAAGGTGCCATTTAAAGCACCTTTTTTTATTTATTTAACCATATTATTACCTAACAAATTCTCACGATTCATTCTTTTAATTATATCAATCCTCCACTTACCTTTATAAGGGTCAATCAAACTTTTATTAATAATAGTTAATGATGGTGATAATGAAATCATATCATCAAAACTTAAATCATCCCAAACATCTTCATGTTTTCTTTTCAATTGCTTAATATTATGTATTTGTGATTGTAACTCCATTTTTGTTGCATTTACTGGAATACCCTTTAAATCAACAGTACCAAATTCAGTGGCCTTTTTAGTCCTTTTATTTATATGTTGATTATGCATAGTATCATCCAACCAATGTACCAATTCATGATGAATACTACCCTTTATTGTCGATTCTTTAAATTCTCTAGATAGTGATTTCTTTTGATTATCATCAGATAATAAATCAATAGCATAAGCTAAATCACCATTACCATTGCTAACAATGAAATTTTCAGCATTCTTATTAATACTAAGTGATATAATTTGCTTGTTTGGAAAATAATAGTTAGAACCATTATTTATTATAATAACACATGGATTTAATTTATGTGCTTCAATACATAATGGTGATTTTAATATAGAAGTATCAGTAGTATTACTTTTAAATATTTTATGACTTATTTTACCAGTACTTTCTATTTCATCAAAATCACTCTTAAAATATTTCTCATATATCATATCAACATCATCATCAATATCCATCAAATGCTCAGATATTAAATCCTCATTTAATTTGCTAGGAAAATATTTCCTAATCATTTTATTTATCTTATCCTTATCATTAAAAGCAACAGCCTCAACAAAATTATCATAAATACTACAATAAAGTTTATCCTTCTTACACTTAAGCTTTAATTCTTCTATCTCATTAGAATATGTATGAATAAGAACACCTTGTGCATATTTAACATCTTCCTTATTACCAACCTCTTTTGATTGAAAATTCTCCCTTAATAATCCCTTTATAAATTCTTTCATAGTAATCTATTTTTCAATACCACTAATTATTATATTAATAAAATCATTAGCATTATGTGAACCAAAATCCTTATTAAATACATTAACAACTGCAATAGCAAATTCTTTACTGCTCATGTTACTATCCTCAACAAATCTACTCAATTCATCAGAATGTGACGAAATACTCTCTCTTAATTTAATTCTTATCTTATCTTTCATATCTTTATATATTTATACCTATAAATATATATAATATTATTAAACTTATTATCAATATTAAATATTTATATAAAAATACTATTATGAAATTAGTTAGATGCAATCAATGTGGTGATGTAACAAGATTAATACATACAAAATGGAGACAATGTGAATGTGGAAAATCTGGTGGACAATATAATAAGGTGATAAATCACCAAAAACTATAACAGTACCAAGAAATGATGCTGGACCATCTTTTAAAGATGATAAAAATAAAAAAACAATAAAAGAACACCTAAGAAAATTATTACCAAAAATATAATATTTATTATAATAACATTAAATACAAAATTATAAACATGAAAAAATTTTTAAATGAATCAGATAAGAAAAAAATAATATCTGAAAAAGAAAAAGCAATTATTGAATCATTTGCAAAAACATTCAATAAAATCAAACGTATTGATGAAAATGAAATCAACGAAAACGTAGATTATACTCAAGAAGAGTTAGATGAGTATTTTAACGCTAAAAACGAATTATTCGAGATTATTGGAAATGAAACAAATGAAGTTGATATACCAAAAAGACTGATGAAATTAAAAAATAAAGGTGTTAAATTTATACCTGAAATTATAAAAGAAAAAATATTTCCTAAAAATGAATGGTGGGAAAACAGATTTCGTCAAACAACTTTTTTTGATTTTGTTGATGAGGAAAGTGGTGATGTTTATAGTTTTATAGCTGACGATGAAGATTGGTGGGAAGGTATGCCGAGACTTTACCCATATAGTAAACATGAATTATCTTTTTTATATGAGAATAATCTTATTGATAACGCACCTAAAAACGCAATGGATGGTATTAAATTTAAGAATGCATCACCTGATTTATCAAATGCAAATTTACATTCAATAAATGAAATAAATGAATATGATGATGACTTTGAAAAATCATCTAGAGAAACTGAATTCAATATAAACCCATATAAAAATCAAGATGATATATTCGTTACCAATTATAAACAAATTGATGACCAAACAATCCTAGTTCAAACTTCTGATAATAATGTTGAAGAATTTTATTATGTTACCGATGAAACAGAAGGTACTTCAGAAATGGATTCAACAACTTATATCACATTTAGAAATGAAAATGATTCAAGAGAATTAATAGCTAAAACAAACTATAACCCAAATGGAATTAGCTTCGACTCATTAGACTTTATCAAAGTTAAAAATATCTAATAAATAATAATAAAAAAACCCTAGACCAATAATCTAGGGTTTTTTATTATACCTTTATTTGTCATTTTAATTACCCAATAATTCTTTATATAAAACCTTAACTCTTTCACTTGGATTCTTTATATATCGTATTGCATAATCATTTTGTTTAACAGCTGCTAACTGTACTTGTTCACTTGGATTCTTTATATATTCTATTGCATAACCATATTTATTAACAGCTGCTAACTGTACTTGTTCACTTGGATTATTTATATATACTATTGCCTCACCATTTTGTTTAACAGCTAATAACTGTACTTGTTCACTTGGATTATCCATAAATTGTATTGTATTACCATTTCGTTTAACAGCTGCTAACTTAACTCTTTCACTTGGATTCTTTATATAATCTATAGCATCACCATTTTTATTAACAGCTGCTAACTGTACTTGTTCACTTGGATTATCTATAAATCGTATTGCATAACCATCTTGTTTAACAGCTAATAACTGTACTTGTTCACTTGGATTATTTATATATTGTATTGCATCACCATATTTATTAACAGCTGCTAACTTAACATCTTCACTTGGATTATTTATATATCGTATTGTATCACCATATTGATTAACAGCTAATAACTGTACTTGTTCACTTGGATTATCTATAAATCGTATTACTTTACCATTTCGTTTAACAGCTAATAACTTAACTCTTTCACTTGGTGTAATACCCCTTTTTATTATGAAATCTATAGCATCACCATATTTATTAACAGCTGCTAACTGTACTTGTTCACTTGGATTCTTTATATATTGTATTGCATTACCATTTCGTTTAACAGCTGCTAACTTAACATCTTCACTTGGTGTAATACCCCTTTTTATTATGAAATCTATAGCATCACCATATTGATTAACCGCTGCTAATTGTAATTGCTCACTTGGATTTTCTATGTAATATATAGCATTACCATTTTGTTTAACCACTTCCAATTTAACTTCTTCATTTGGGTTATTATCAAGCAATACTGTAATTTCAAACACAGTTAAATAATAATCATTATTTAATTTAAGTCGTATGTTTCTTAATATCTGCTTATTACTTAAATAATCTTTAATCTCCATAAAACTTTCTTTATTTAATCTGATAAAATAACCAGACTCAATCAACGAATCCTTTAAACTGTCCCTTAACGATGCCAATTGCTCAATAGGTATGATAACACCAGTAGCCGCATAATCCCTTATGAAATCTTCAGCAGTTACCTGACTGCCATTTATTACCAACCCCTTTATCTTATCATCAATAAGACCCTGCAAATCATCAATATCAGATTTCTTAAGATTATTCAAAAGAGTATTGTATTCCTTCTCATCTTCAGTTACAGCCCTATATGGAAAATATTTCTCTTTGCCCCTTAAATTAGGTATCTGACTTTCAACATTAGCCCATGGCATCGCCAAATCAATTCCACCATGCCTTTTACCACTATTGCTCCTGTCAGCAATCGCATAACCCCTATTACCGTAATTCATTATAACCAATTTATGCTCAACATCCGAATCTTTGTTTTTCTTCTGTAATACAAAATATGGAGTCGCACCATAATTAAGCCTATACGTATTGTAATAATTTAACTCTGGCTTTGTAATACACCATCTCTCTCCCTTACCATACATAACACACTTTGCCTTTGTGTCGGTATTCAATATAATAATATTATCATCCTCATAAACAATATCCTCACTCTTTGGCTTATATATACTATGCGTATCCCCAATTCCATTATCCTTAATCCAACCACTGTTGTTTACCAAATCAACCAAACCCTGCTCAATCTTCTTCATGGAAAATGGTTGAACATCCCCACTAACACTCTTTATGTTTGAAACATATGCATCCAAATACTTTGTGGCCAATTCCTTGTTAGATACAAAAGCGCTTGTCTTTATCAATTCATTAATAGTATTCTCATACCACTTATCATAAACAGCATCAAAACTATCTTTAGTTTGATACTTGTTAATGTCACCAAATATATTCCTGTATATTGATGCAATCGCTAACTTATTTAATAACTCCTCGTCATTCTCAGATACACCAAACCTAGTAGCAACAGATTTAATAATGTTCTTACCATAAACTTCACGTACCAAACCCTCCCTTAATAATGCCTTTATGAATTTTTTCATGCTGAATAAATTGTTTATTATATAAATATATAATGTTAAATAAAAAAACCCTAGACCAATAATCTAGGTTTTTTTATTATATCTTATCTTTCATATCTTTTATTATATAATTGGTTATATAAACTTATAGTTTTATCCGTAGGGTTATCTATTTTATAAATAGCATTTTCATTTTCTTTAACTGCGGTCATCTGAACAGCTTCTGATGGTTCATCAATATGTTCAATTAAATTACCATTATCTGCAACAGCAACCAATTGAACCCTCTCTGTTGGCTCCCAAATATATTTTATATAAGATGAGTCATATTCAACTGATATTAATTGCGCAGCTTCACATGGATTTTGAATATCATCAATCACTCTAGAGTCTTGTTTAACTGCCGCTATCTGAACTTCGTCAGATGGATTTTCTATATACGCTATTGCCACACCATCTTCTTGAACTGCTGCCAACTTAACAGCCTCACTTGGGTTTTTAATATCCTCAAGACGTTCATAATTTTTTCTAACAGCAAGTATTTGAACAGCTTCAGTTGGTTTTTTAATAAACCTCAATGAATAACTATCATTATTAACTGCCGCTAATTGAACTTCTTCAGATGGTTCATCAATATAATATATCGATTCACCCTCTTTTCTAACTGCCTCTATTTTAACTCTTTCAGTTGGTTCATCGATTTTTTTAATTAAATCTGGGTCTTGCCTAACTATAGTTAGTTGAAGGTCTTCTGGTAATTCACCATAATAGAATTCTATGTTATCTGGGTCATACTTAATACTTATCTCCATCTTCCTTAAATAACTCTTCTTATCATTAGGCGATAATTTATCAAACTGATACCTAGGTATACCTACCCCTGTATCTACATATTGTGATATTAAATCCTTATTTGTCATATACTATTTCCCAATTAAATAATCAAATTGGTCATTGGTCAACTGATGACCCCTTCCAATATATGCTGATTTATATTCTATAGGTAACTTCATAAACCATTCAAGACTATTGTTAGGGTTACCCAATAATTCATCCTCTTTTCTCTCTTGGTCAGTTTTAGGTTTATTAATCATCTTTTCAACTGGAACACCTTTGGATTTCAAATAATCAACATAAGCATCTGCATTTTCACCATATTCAGCAATATTACCAGTAGTATTATTAGCATCTGTTAATTCAATACCATGTTTTGTAACATCAAATACCACAATATGTAATGGGTCATCCAAATTAACTGAACCATCCGCATCTTCTTTAAAATGATTCCTGTCAATAATGAAATAAAAACTTGATGTCTTTGTATCACGATATGATTTATATATCGTATTACCAGGCTGACCAATACAAAACGAATAAGCCTTTCCAGTCAAACCACCCTGCGTATAACTAATACACTTACCAACACCATTACCTTCATATATGTCAATACCATTACCACTCCAAAGCGTTTTCTTATCAGCCTTGAAATCAGCAGCCACATTTAAACCACCTTTTGGCTTTTCAGCATACTTATTTGTTTCACCATGAATATACTCAGAAAACTTAATAAAATCAGTAAACTCCTTTTCACCAATCTTAATACTAGTTTTGGTCAATTGTATAGGTTTGATTCTTTTCTTAATTTCTAATGCATCATACTCATTCATAATATCAATGATATTCTTTATATCAGTATATCCATTAACATATATAAATGCCATAACTGGAATGTTCTTCTGATTTTTGGATTTATCACCAGATGCCATTTTCTGTATTATCCCATCCGCATTTTCAATATTACCACTACTTAATATCTTAAGACCTTGAGATTCTGTTGCTTTTGATTCTAATAATTGATTGTAAATTTCTAAAATTTTCATGTACTATTTTATTATTTCTTATTATATAATTGATTATATTAAAGATTAACACTTTTGTCAAAATCGGGGTTGTTTACTCTTGTATTCCATATATAATTTATTAGCTAATGTTTTAACCCTTTCTGTTGGATTCTCTATATATTTTAAAGCACTATAATGTTGATTAACTGCTGCTAATTGAACATCTTCACTTGGATTATTTATATATCTTATTGTATAACCATCTTGTTGAACAGCTGCTAATTGAACATCTTCACTTGGATTAATGCCTTTATTAACTATATATTGTATTGCATCACCATTTTGTTTAACTGCTGCTAATTGTAATTGCTCACTTGGATTTTCTATGTATTCTATTGCATTACCATTTTGATTAACAGCCGATAATTGAACTTCTTCACTTGGATTATGTATGTATTCTATTGCGTGACCATTTTGATTAACAGCCGATAATTGAACTTCTTCACTTGGATTAATGCCTTTATTATCTATATATGCTATCGAATTACCATCTTGATTAACTGCTGCTAATTGAACTTCCTCACTTGGATTCTTTATATGATATATTAAATTACCATCTTGTTTAACGCCTATCAACTGAACCTCCTCACTTGGGTTATCAATATATTTTATATTAGAACCATCTTGATTAACTGCTGCTAATTGAACTTCCTCACTCGGATTCTTTATATGATATATTAAATTACCATCTTGTTCAACTGCTGCTAATTGAACTTCCTCACTTGGGTTATCAATATATTTTATATTATAACCATCTTGTTTAACGCCTATCAACTGAACCTCCTCACTCGGATTTTTTATATGTTTTAAAAATTCACCATTTTGATTAACTAATACTAAATGAATCGATTCTGGGTATTCACCATAATAATAATATTTGATATTACTTGGGTCATACTTAATACTTATCTCCATCTTTCTCAAATAAGTCTTCTTATCATTAGGTGATAATTTATCAAATTGATATCTTGGGATACCAATACCTGTATC